CACCAGGCTGGCACCATCCAGGCGGGCACCATCCAGGCGGGCACGCACCAGGCTGGCACCATCCAGGCTGGCACCATCCAGGCTGGCACCATCCAGGCGGGCACCATCCAGGCGGGCATAGGCAAGATTCACACCTTGCTTCACGGCCAGTTCGACCGCCTCTTTTACGGAATCCGCCGCCGCCTCAAAGAGCACGGCTTGCGTCAACCAACTAACGATCTGGATGGTCTTTTTATCCACGGTTCTCTCCTTGATTCCGTTTCCTGGCCGGTCCAACGGCCTTGAATTGCAAGCCGCATCCCGGTCGGTTGTGCGATTGCGCCCACGCCAGATCCAGCGAGTCGAATATCGCGCGCTCGGTGTTCGGGTCGGTCTTGATCGTCCCGCGCATCGGGTCCTTGCCGCATTTGCAGCGGTAGACATAGCGCTTGGTCATCCGCCAACCCCAGCGGCGGTTGCCATCAGTGCCGCGTGACAACGCAGGGCCAGTCTCCCCTGCTCTGTGATGTCGAATTCGACCCAGTCATCAATCTCTTTAACGACCAGCAGACCGCGTCGAGCCAACCCCCGAGCCGTGACAAGTTCTTCAGGCTGAACCGGAGGCGTGCTCAGGGAGAGATCTTTATCCAGGGCGCCATCTTGCAGCCACCGGACTTCGATGTCTGACAGCGCTCTCATCGCCCGCTCACCTTCTTGACGCTCGGCAGCTTCTTGAGGATGGCGAACCCACCGTTCTCCAGCGCATGCTGGACAAGCCACGACATCTTGCGATCGGTGCGCTCGGATTCGGCTTCGAGCTTTTCGACTACATCGGAAGGGAAGTAGAGGTTTTGCTTCCTCTTGTCATGCGGCATGTAGAGAAGAAATCACACGGCGGTGTCCATGGCAAGAAAAATCAACCATGGTCCCGAAAATAATTCACGCCCCGTCGCTGATCCTGCTCACTTCGCACTTAACCCGCAGCCACCGCCGCAGACCGAACAGCAATAGCCGCCATCCGAGGGCGGCGGACAGGGCACGAGGTTGGCATAACTACAATGCGCGTGCTGGGTTTTCGCGGCGGCCTTGATATTGTCCGCACCCTTCTCGGCGAATGGTAACCAACAGGTCGTCATGCTCAGGATCGCTATCAGGTAGAGGGTTCGCATCGTGGTATCCTTTTGTCGTGGTAGGTCGCTTGTAGTTCCGTCGCTACGCCGTCGCGAATCAACTTACTCCCGATGTCGCAGATCGTGGTGATGTCGCGGCAACGGTCGCAGGCGGTTCGGTGCTCGGTGAAGGGCGTTGACTTGGGCCACGCGGGCCAGGGGAGGGGTTTGGTCATGATGATTCCTCGATGGTGGCGACTTCGACACCGGGCCGTTTGGCGCATTCTTTATGCGCTGGATGCTGTATGCCGTCCTCGACAATCATCGTGTAACTGCGACCGCCAGCATACAGAAGTTTGTCGCAGATCCAGCAGAACGGGACCTTGGCGCGCGGCCTCTCGAACTTAATTCCCATGCGCCCCTCCCTTAATCCCCCACGTCGCCCGCCCGTCAACGAGCCCGTAATGCCGCCAGTTCCCCGGTCCAGGCGGCGGGTCGCGATCTCCATCGGGCGCGATGATGGTAAGGTCGCCGCTTGGTTCTTCGTGGGCGTAGCGGTTCCACTGCTTGCGGTCGGCTGGCGGTAGACAGTTGTACCAGTTGAGGGTGGCGGTCTTCATTCTGTTGGTTCCGGAATTGGACCGCGCCAAACTACCTGATCGCTCTCAGTCAAGTCTTGGCCATTCCGTCCGTAGCCCGTAAACAGTTGTCCGGCGCGATAGGAGTGCGTGCTCTCGTATCGCTGAACGAGCACCGGGGTAAAGCGTCTCTCTTCTGGATAACGATACCAGTACCATCCCGGCCCCGTCGGCTTGTCGATCTTCGGGTAGTCCATCACCACAAATCCTCGCTATAAAGATTGGGTGGCCATTTCAGCGCCGCGATCTGCTCGACGCGCAGGGCGATGCTCGCTGCCTGTCTACGGTTCGCGAACCGTCCATCATCGAGCAAGAACCCCTGTTCCCAGGTTTCATCCTGCTCGCCTCGCACGCCTCGATTCAGGCGCATGTCCGAGATGACATCGTGATGCCGAGCGGGGGACGGCAGCGAATAGACCATGGTCCCGATTCGGATGGCGGCAGCGACGACGCGCGGCATGGTTGTTATCACTTGCAATTCCGTTCCTTCTGTCTCTTGGCCCATTCCAACCGTTCCTCGGCCAAGTAGACCCACTCGCAGGCTTTCCTGTCGGTGGCACAACTCGCCCTAACTTCCCTGAGATTAGCGGTCGCCTTGATAACCGCAGCTTCTGCCTTTTCGCAGTTGGCCGCATGGACGCCAGCCGGGACAGCGGAAAGACTGAACAGCGTTAAACAGATCGTCAAGCGGCGCATTACTTCACCTCCGCCGCGATACATTCCACGCATCTCTGTGGATAATCAGATGTGGTCGGTTTGCTGACGATCGTTCGACGAAAGACCGAACAGAAGTCACTACGGGCGCCCAGTAGATTCTCGCAGCCGCCGCACTCCGTCTCGGTGGTATCGGCGGCCAGGGTCAAGCGTATCGATCTGACCAGCGGCGGGGCCATATGGAGCTTTTGTGCCGCCGCCAGCGTATACGTCTTCCCGGTCCCGTCTGACTCGCGCACAAGCCAAGCGTGAGTCTCGCCGATACTATTCACTGTCCGCACATCGCCGTTCTTATCGACCCGTCGCTGGCCTATCTCAAGTTCGGTCATCATCTGTCTCATAGGGGGCGCCCTCAGACATCCTCTGCATACCCGTCGAGATAAGAGGCTTCGCATGCGCACGAAAACCCCTTTGGCCCGTGCTCGATGCGTTCTTTTTCGTCGCGGATGACGGCTAGGAATTTCTGATTTGACCAAGTCGGCGGGCGTGGAGGCGGCAGCGGACCCGCGCGCAACGCCGTCTCAATCTCAAGTCGGTACTTCCGTTGTTCATCGAGGCTGCGATAACCGGGGAAGTTCTTACCGCCGAACATCGGGTAGTTGTCTTGGAGATAGAGCCAGACATCGCGGTGGCAATCCGATCGGCCGAGGTTTCGCGCCAAGTCGCCTTGGTCTTTCAAAAAGCAGCATGTACAGTTCCCGAGCCCTTCCGGAATATCCAAGTCAAACGACTGCTCAGACCACCATCTGAGAATCTCGTTTTTGTCGATTCCCGCATCGTACAGCGGTACCCGGAAAGCATGCGACCGGGTCTCCTGCTTCCGGAGACTTCCCACTCTATCGGGCTCATCGGCGCGCAGCCCCACGAAGGTTTCGTATTGCTCGATTCCCTGCGACAGAATGAACCGATCTTGCACCTTGTGCTTTAGGTGCGCCGTGCAGATGCGTTGCCGCGCCCATGGACTAACCGGCGGCTCGCCCTTGTGGATTCTGCGGTAAGCGGCCAGTGCCTCAAGCATCGCCAAGAACGGCTCCCCTTTTCGGGCTGCGGTTTCGTATGTCACCACGGCAAATTGAGCCTCGCGGGGGGGGGCTCCTAGTTTGGCTGGTGCGCGATATTCAAGCCATGTGATCGCCCGACCCAGGCCATCCTCAAGTCGCGCTAGAAATTCATACGTTTTCTTGTACTCAAGTCCGGTGTTCTCGAAACACAACTGGACGTGATCGGCCAGCATGCATCCCATGAACCCTGACGTGCGCCCCCCGGAGATTCCGGCTATGGCTGGCATATCCGGGTCTGTGTAGAATGCGCCGTAGTTTTGCAGCGTTCGATATCGCCCGTAGTTCATCTTGTTCATCGTTCGTGCCAATCCCTGTACGCCCGCCCATGCTCGTCCCGAATCCGCGCCAGCCGTTCGTCGAGAGATTCTTCTTGTTCAGCCGGTTGCTGCTGCGGTGGCTGCTGTTTCGGCGCCATGAACCACTCACATACCGGCTCATCGGCATGCGTGCTCCAGCGGTCGGAATCCACGTTTGCGCATTCCAGATTCGGCTCGTCGAAAAACGGGCAGGACGCGCAGGTTGTCATGGTTTGACCTGCAAGGCGATGGCGACCCGTCCACAATGAAGATCCTCTGCGTCCGATGCAGAAAAGCCAAGATGCCGCAAGTTGGCGATTGCCCCGGCGACCATCCTTCGTTGTCGCCCGAGTTGTGTTTTGCCTGGCCGGCTTTGACCCTCCATCCACTCGACGGTTGCCAGCGTGCATTCGGTAAGCCAGCATAGCGCCTGCTGTCCGGTCTGATAGATGTTCATCACTCCCCTCCCGGCGGCTCGGGCAGCGGTTGCCAGTGTGCGCCAATCTCGGTGACAAGGGCCGCTATTTGGCGACTTTCCTCGCCGGCATAGTCTCCGGTTTCTCTGTCGCGGTAAAACCACTCACAGGTTCCGTCCGGCCTCACGTCTATGTCGAGATGGTGTCTGCCGTTATCCCAGACCAGTTCCATCCAGCCATCGGTGGTTGGCCCTGCTTGCGTGGGATCTCCATAGGCCGACAGGGCATCGCAGACCGCCTTGATATGACCGACATGCTCGGCTGAGAAAATGCCACTACCCTCGGAAATCACCGATAGATAATGTTTCCAGCGGATAGTGTTTTCTTCACGGCTCAGGGCCTTGCTCATGCTCTCTTCCTCCCGGCCTACTTATGCAACTCGACGGTAATGGTCGGCTCCCCTGCGTTCGGCAGCCATCCGTGCGTGATGGCAACCACGCGCAGGACCGGCTTATCTCGGCCCCGGCGCCCCTCTACCTTGTCGCCAATGCGAGGAAGGGCGGCAAATCCCTGTGGCCACTCCACTTGCTTGTACTCGTCGAGGTTCGTGAAACAGGTTGCACGGATCATCGGTGGCTCCTACATCCTGGTCCGGTTGGGGTTGAAAATCAGCGGCCAATGTTCTTCATCGGGACCCGTTATGTAACCCATGGTCAAGGGCTGCCGCGGCTCCATCGGAATTACCGGCATCTCGGGTTGCTTCATGATCGCGCCGCAGCGCTTGCACGACGGCACGGGCGGCACTACCGAGTACCAAGCAAACGGCACCGTTACGGGTCCGCCGCAGATCGAGCAGGTTCCTATCGTTCGGTTGTCCATGGTCAGCCTTCCGTTTGCTCAGAGGTCCACGCTCAGAACCGCTTGCCCTTTTTCGGCCACGATCTCTTCGTCGTTGCATTCGGCAATCTCGTCGATAATCTCGGCCCTTTCGTGTTCATTTTCACATCCAGCCAGCGCCTCCTCAAGTGGCCCGAGATAGACGCTCTTTGGTTCCCAGACATCGCCGGACGGGTTGATGTGGTCTTCGGTGAGCACATCCACGGCTTGAACGAAACCGCCGCGCTCCTCCCCCGCCCACATGACCTTCATGTCGAGTTGAGCATCGTCGAACGTGGCGATCTTGTCTTTGAGTTGTCGCCACATCATTGCCTTGTCACGTTCCTTGTTGCTGGACATCTCTATCTCCTTTCGGTCTGATTCAACGCGCCCATGTGAGCGACGATCAACCGCCTCAACGCCAACAAATCCCGCACGTCCGCCAGCAGTGGCGCGATCGGTCCTTGGTTCGGGTTGCGGTTGTAGCGGTCCACCAGATCTTGCACGCCCCTCGTGATGGCCTCCGGTTGCAGTGCGGCGGTGAGCATGTCGGTGGGGGTGGTCAATTCGCGCTCCTGTTAGATTCTCTCTCGGCGGTGTGTCCGAGTCGGCTGTCCCATTCGCGCGCATGCTTCTCGGTGAAATACCACGCCAGCCGCGCAATGTGCTCTCGGTACTCGCGGACTTCATCGGGGGTGCAGTGGTAGCCCTGGCGCTCGACGTGGTGCATACTCACTCCTGCTCGCCGGATTCGTGGCTGGCCGCCTTGCTGCTGCGCGCTATCTTGGCAAGTCCTCGCATCCTCTCGGCACCTTCCAAAAGTCGCTCACGGTCTGGGTTGTCCGGATTCGCGGCCATTTCCTCGTATTCACTGGCCTGCCGCTCGCAATACTTGGCGACCAAGACGCTGACATGCGTAGCCATCACTCACTCCTCCGTGACAGGTTCGCGAACCGGGTCTGCTCGGCGATGTAGGCGACTTCGATAACGCCCGTCGCGCCGCCGCGGTTCTTGCCGATGATGATCTCCGCAATGCCCCGGTTGTCCGTCATCGGCGGGCGCTTGTCCGGGTCGTATTTGTTGTACATCTCGTCGCGGTACAGCAGCAGCACCATGTTCGCGTCGGACTCGATAGACCCGCTTTCCTTGAGGTCGGAGATGAGCGGGCGCTTGTCGGGGCGGTCCTCGCACTTGCGGTTAAGGCTTGCCAGGGCAATGACCGGGACACGCAACTCCTTGGCCAGCGCCTTGAGTCCGCCGCTGATCTCCGCAACTTCGCGCTCCCGGCTGTGATGGCGTCGGCCTACGGATGCCTGAACAAGCTGCATGTAGTCGAGAATCACGTACCCAGGCGCCGACGTGGTCAGCTTCTTTTTCCAACGGCGCGAGATGGCCGAGATGCTCAGCAAGTCCTGTCGGCCGTCGTCATCCACGCTGATTTGGTAGTCCCGCATATGCTGGACCGACCGCGTGAGGCGCATCCAGTCCGAGTCTCTAAGCATGACGCTACGGATGATTGCCCCGTCGAGTCCGGCATCTGCGCTCATCGCCCGCTGTCCGATCTCTTCGTCGATCATCTCCAGCGAAAACATGAGTCCCGGATGGCCACACTCTGCGGCATGGAGCGCGAAAGTTTCCGCCCACGCACTCTTGCCAGCGCCCGGCCTGCCCGCCACGACAATCAACTGCCCCGGCTGAAATCCGCCCGTCATTTCGTCGAGGTTCGTCAGCCCAGAAGGTACCCCGGTGATGGCGTTCTTTCGCTGCGACCGTTCCCTGAGCGCCGTGATCGTCGTGTGCAGAACCTGCTTGAACGTCTTCGGCTCTCGGCGCGCGGTCATGTCCGTGAGCGTCATCATCGCCGACTGGGCCGAGTCCACGACTTCCAGTACGCTGCGATCATCGCGGTAGGCGAGTTGACTGATGCGCGCCGATTCCGTGATGACCCGCCGCAGGATGCTTTTGTCTCGCACGATGCGGGCGCAGCTTTCCATGCCCTCGGGACTTGCCACATCGTTCGCCAGTTCAGCGAGGTATGCATCGCCACCCACCGCGGCTAGTTTGGATATCAGACCAGCCCGTCGCATTTCTTCGCCGACCGTCACGATGTTGACCTCATGCTGCGAGGCCCGCAGATTCTCGATGGCGGCGTAGATCGCTTCATGCTTGGCGTCGTAAAAGTCATCGGGGCGCACCATGTCGTCGATGTCTTCCATCGCCCGCCGGCCGAAGATGAGCAGTCCGCCGACAAGCGTCCGCTCGGCTTCGTCGCTATGCGGAAGGATTCTTGCTGGCGCGTTCACGGTCCTGCCTCATGGCCTCTCGGGCTAATCGTCTCGCTTCGCTGTCCGGCACGGGTTGATGGATGGGGTTCTGGCGTTGTTCGGGGGCTGGCGGTGGGGCGCGTTCTTTGCTGATCGCCTTCCGCGCGGGAGTCCTGGCCTTGCCAAGCAGGTTCGCGAAGTGGTCCTGCTCGCGGGCATGGACGGCCTTGTGGCACAACATGCTCACCGCTACCCCGCGCTCCAGAAACCCCCACTCCGCCCCGCTGCCGATCAACTGGGCCATCGCATCAAGATCGGCCTGGCTCACCGGGTGCCGCGCGATGGCATCCCGAAAGAGGCTCACCATTCGCTCGTCAGGAAGCTTTGAGGGGTCAGGGCCAGCGATTACCCTTGGCACCCCATCCGCGTCCTTGCTGAGCTTCCGGAAGCGGCACAACGCAGCCCTGGCATTGTCCTGGGTTGGCTCGATTATTGCGGTTGACTCTTCTTGTTTAGGATCAGAATCAGGATCTTGGTTCAGGTTTAGTATCAGGACCCTATCGGGTAGGGTATCGGATGGGGTATCCAATACAGTATTGGATAGGGTAATGGATAGGGTATCCGTTACCCTATCGACAAGAGGGGACTTCCGAGGACAGACCCCGGCAAGGTGTCGCTTGACAGTGATGGCGATCTTGTTCTTGGGTCCAGAGATGTCGCCCAGGCGCGCAGCCATCTCTGGTATCCAGACCAAGTTACAAGCGCGATCGACCTCGACGAAACCTATCTTGATTAGCTCCTCAAGTGCATCATTGGCCTCTTGCTTCGTCGATTGCACATCAACGGCCATGTGAGCGACCGAGTACATGAAAAGGCCGCAGAGCGTGTTCTGCGGGTGCATGTAGAGCTTGAAATACAAAAGCTGTGCCCGCGGACTGCACTCGTTAAAAACCGGGTCCACCGTGATCGAAGTCGAGAAGCTCCGGATCATTGAGGTAAAGCCTTCCTCTTGCCCATCACAAAGGCCCATGCTGTGGAGTTCATGGAGAGAGAGCACCCATTCGTTTATTTCTCGTGGCATCGGCGAGGAATCAGATCCAGCCTGCGAATCAGAGGCGGAGGGACGATCTCTGGACACATCGCGGTTGGCGAAGTGCGGCGGTCCGGATTTCCGGTTGCGAAATGGTTAAAAAGATGATTCCCCATATGATGAAAATGAAGAATCCAGTAACACTCAGCATCATCGCCAAGTTCACGGGAATCATGCCCGCGTTCAATAATCTTCATTGTGGGAAACTGTCCCCGGCAATGGAGATCATAAATCCACTGTTTTAGTGGATGACGGTCTCGGTGATACGAGGAGACCGAGATTGCCTCTCGGATATGAGATGTGAATCTGATTTGCGGCGGGGCTCTGGTCAGGCCAACGTATCTGACAACTTCATCTGGACCAGAAAGAGTATAGACACACCAATCCCTATATGCGTTTCTCTTCATGGGGCACCTACCGTTGAGGTTGAACTACCTGATCCTGCTTATCGCGGACCATGCGCCAAGCCTGCGCCACGATCCACCCCGGCGCGCGATCGTTCTTTAGCGCCAAATTCCTGATCTCGTCGGCGATCTGCGGGGGGACGTAGATTTGCATCTTCGTCGTGGTCTTCGGCTTGGCCATCTCTTTAACCTCTATCACGGTATCTTCGGGTAGTCAAGTACATACTTGATGCGGATGCCCCACCCACAACCCCCGCGCGTTGTCAAGGGGAATTTAGGATGGTGGGGTGGAATTGGTCGGGTGAACCGTCTCGACGCGCTTAAACCCAAGCGCCCGCAGGAAATAGTGCCACATCCTGGTCGGCAAACTTCTCTCGGTCCTGGTCTGTCGTCTTAGTTCGGCTCTATGGCGTGGCGACATTCGATCGATGGAAGGTCCCGGACCATCGCACAACCTCAGAGAGCAGGCGGAACACCAGAGCCCTTGGGGATTCAGCGGCGCATTGCACGCGATGCAATTATCACGGTTTAGATTCATGACTCCGTCCCTTCGTTAGCCACCTGCCGCCCCTCCATCAGCGCCCGCCCTTTCATCTCACAGGCGTGCATTCCGTCCCTGCGATGGTCTTGGATAAAGCCGTTGATCTTCAGACCATACGGACGCAGGCGCCACCATCGCTTGCGCTGGTTAAGCAGATCGAACGGCTTGGGATGTCCGCCGCGTGCGTCTTTGTGAGAGCGGGTCATGTGCCGGGGCTCCAGTCACAAAGTACGCCGCCGGGAACCGCAGCCGTCTCGACAGCATCCATTTCGCGTTCGTAATCGGTGCTGTGCCATGCGTCCGACAGCGGCGCAATCGCGTGCGCTCGCACATCGGAACAATCAGCCAGCCACTCTGAGACATCGATCCGATCTTGCTCCGTCGCGCTGGCCCGCGGCTTATAACTGGTGATATAGAGTCGCGTGGCTTCGCGATTGCTACCGCCACCGCTGTCCAACTCACGCGACTCCAGCCAGATAATGAACTGCTCCAACCAGTCATCATTAACATCCGGACTCTCGATGTCGGTCCTGGCGTGGGCGGCAAAGACGGTAAAGCCCAATTCGCGAAACTCACCGACACGCTTTTTCTTGCGAAGACGTTTCTTCACGACCGCACCGCCAGCGACTCGGCGATCAGGTCCATGCACAGTTCATTGATGGCCTTGCGATCGGGCGCATGCGGAAGCGTCGAGGTCTTGTAAAGCTCATCCATCCGTGCATCCTGTTCCTTGGCCCAGCCGATCAGGCGCTCGTAAGACCATGCCCCGCCGCGAATCGCGAGCAGTTCCTGCGCATTCGGCCGGCGCACATGGACCTCGCCCGTAGTTAGGATCTCCTCGCACATCTGCATGAGACGAACGAGGTGCATCCCGTGTTTCGTGTCATAGCCATGCTGGCGCTCAAGTTCCGCCCTGGCCTCATTGCGCCCGCTCTGCCACTGCCGGTAAGCGTCCCACTCGCGGCGCTTGGTGATGTAGTGCCGCTCACGGTCGAGCAGGTCGAGAAAGTTGGAATCAAGGCCCAGCACGCGCCCCGCGGCGAGCATTCTCTCATCGTCGGTCGCCGCTTTGATCTCGGTCAGGGTCTTGACGACGTTGTCGCGCATTTCGATCTGCGCGGCGGGGTCGAGCACGTCCACGCCAAAAGTTGGTAGCGCGTTCTCCCAGGCTTCCACTTGCTTGCGCATGATCGCTTCTGCGGCGGCAAGTTGATCCTTGGGAATCACAGTGCGCTCGGGGAGGCCGAAGTCTGCGCGGACGGGTGGCGCTTCGGGTGGATTCAGCAGCCATCGCCGATGGCTCTCGATGCGCTTCATCTGCGACATCGCGTAGCCCGAAAAAGTGAACTTGGCCTTCTTGCTCATGAACATCCGTCGGGCCGCGCGTAGTCTCTGCCCCAAGGGCGTGACCGTGATCACGTCCGCATCGTCGGTAAAGACAATCTCGATGATGTTCGGGTTGCAGTCAGCAGCGAGGGCCAGATACTTCCGGAGTTCATAGACAACGACATCTGGATCGCCCTTCTGTTCGTACTGCTCGACGCGGTTCATCCCGAGGACGCAATCGCGCGGCGGCACCATCACGCCACGAACATCGCGGTCAGAGGTGGGCGTAGCAGTCCCGTAGGCGTGGCTGCCCGCGTTCACAAGCAGGATGGTGTTGGCATCGACGGTGCTACGCTCCATGTTCGACCTCGCTTCCAAGTGCGCGGGTTATCGCTGCCGCCCGACGAGCGCGGATGTGTAGCCCGATGTCGGGACCTACAAGGCTCTCGGGAATCTCACCGATCGCCGTCTCTCTCACGACCTTAGCGAGCGACCGCAGCAGCGCCGGGCCGTTGCTGTTCTTGGCGGGGATGCGTCCAAGTCCATCGGCTTCTGCGACATCGGCCAGCCCTTCCGCTTTCAGGATGCCGCGATCCGCCGCGATGATGATGTCCACCTTGCGCGTGTTCCGCATTTCTGCGAACCGATGGACATTCAGGTGTTCGGCGCTGGCCAAGCAGCAGGCACTTCGCAATTGCTTCGGCAACCCCAGACGCTCACACAGGGCCATGATGGGTTCTGTGCCCGCGTCTTCGTGGCCAAGGTGGCGCGGTAGCAGTTCGGGCGCAGTCTTGGCCTTGCCGAGATCATGCAGCAGCGCCGCGACCCGCACATTGACATCCTGGGATAGTCGCGCCGCTTCGCGCAGGACCATCAGGGTATGTGTCAGGGCATCACCTTCGCCGTGATGCTGCGGCGGTCCAGCCGGAACACCGGCAAGGTCCGCAAGTTCGCCGAAATGGATGTCAAGGTTCCAGGTGTCGCGCAGAAGTTCGATGAACCGATGCGGCTGGGCGCTGGCCATCGCCCGCAAGAACTCAACCCGTACCCGCTCTCTGGACTCCCCGGCGATCTCGTCGCGAGGCATGTTCTTGCAGAGTTCGACGGTTTCCCCGGCTACATCGAAGCCTAACTGCGCGGCGAACCTGGCCAGTCGGTAGATGCGCAGAGGATCGTCTGAGAACGCGGCGCTCGTATGCCGAAGCATGCGGTTCGTGAGGTCCTGCGCGCCATTGAACGGGTCGTGAAGATCGCCGTTCTCATCGATCGCCATCGCGTTGATGGTCAGGTCGCGCCGAGACAGGTCTTGCTCTAGCGTTACCTCGGGTCCGAACTCGACGGAAAAGCCCTGATGTCCGCGCCCCGTCTTCGTCTCCCGGCGGGCCAGCGCGACCTCGCCAACGTCCGGCACAAGATAAACCGGAAACGCTTTGCCGACGCATTGAGCCGACGGCCAGCGCTGCATGATATCGGCCTCGGTTGCGCCCACGGCGAGGAAATCCTTATCCTTCGCCTCTCGACCGAGCAAACGATCGCGGACGGCGCCACCGACAAGGTAGAGTTTCACGACCGCACCGCCTGCCGCTTCGGCTTCGATTCGCCGACGATCTGCGCCCTGGCGATCTTCCACGCGGTGGCAACAAGCGACGAGTAACTGCGCCCTTGCTGTAGTTTGGAGACGGCCTTGATATCTTTTTCGACATCAGGGGGAAGTCGGAGGTTCATGGTGATGTTCCCTAGTTGCTTGCGACCCATGATGCACCGTTGCGCCATCAGGCGCAAGAAAAAAGATCGTCATCTCCGCCAGCGTCGGCGGTTAAGGGGAATCTGGCAACTCGGCGTCATATTTCACGCGTGCCATCTTCTCCATGCACTCGGGCAGTCGAGCCAGCCAGCCCTTGTGAGGTCCGTCGGTGTGGCGTTCTAAGATGCGCCCGCGTCCTCGGGGACCAAACAGGACACACACCGACCGCCCATCCAGCGACTGGGCCAGGAACCGACAACACATCGGCGGCGCCATGAGAGCGCATGTCGTATCGCCAGCGCCCCGGAGAACCAGCGGGGCCGAGTTAGCCAGGTTTGCCACCCTGGTCAGTCCACCGCGTCGCCCAATCTCGGCCATGTGGGCGCGATCCTGCGAACAGGCAGCGCCGCCCAGTCGCCCAGCTTCGCGGGCAGCGTCAAGATCCCATTCGTGCGCCTTGCCCATGGTGTGAGCCGCCCGCCCGCCTTGTGATGCAATGGCGGCGCGTTGCTCTGGCGACATGACGGCGAATCCGCGGGGCTTGCTCACGACCGCTCCCCGTAATAATCGATCGTCGGCGGCAGGATGTGGATGTAACGCCCCGCGACTTGGATCGGGTCCGGAAATTCTTGAACGCGCTTGCCAGTGTAGCCGCACTCGCGACAGCCCCCCGATCCATGAGAGCATCCCCCAAATTCGCTGCAATCACATGAGCAGCCCGAGCATGCGAGCGTGCATCGTTCCCGCGTAGCCAACTCGCCATCGAAGCCTAGTTCGTACACCTTGCGCCAGTCGAGCCGATGCCGCAGAACCGCCCGCCGAATCTTGGCGCGGACGGGGCCTTTCGCGGCGATGCGGACGTGGGTCATGGCCCGACTCCGATGGGCAGCAGAGGCTGAACGCCTTCCCGCTTGGCCACGGCAGCAACCGCCGCATGGAGCGCCAGAAGATATTCCTGAGTCGGCCGCTTGTCCCGTTCCTGCCCTGGTCGAAAGTGCCGCCAGATCGCGCGCTGTTCCGCGACTGGGACCATGCGCCAGTGCCGAGAGCACATCAGGAACGCGGGCGCCACCGGCTTATCGCAGCCCTGCGCGTGGCACTTGTGCGTGCCGTCGTGGCCTCGGGCGGCTTGGGTGCGGACGTAGTTAGCCTTGCTCATGCGTCTTAATCTCCCACCTTGTGCCAGTTATCGATCGCCGAGAAATCCAGCGCCGTCACGAACATGGTTTCCGACGCGGTTGCAAGCGCCAGGCACCGAAGCCGAAGCGCGCGATCGTACTGTTCCTCGCAGGCAACCGTCGGCATGTGGACACGCATTGCGCTGTCGATGCCGCCGTCTTGCATTTCAGCCCGCGCCTGCTCGCGAGTCAGTGTGCGTTTCCAGATTCCGCAGATTCCCCGCGCTTGCTCGGCGATGTATTCGTCGAGGACTTTGTTTAGTTCGCGGGTCCGCCTTGCCTCAATGGCCATGATGCACTCGGCGGCGGCGGCAAGAACCTTGGCCGTCGAGAGTTCGGCGTAGCTGTGGCCGCTGCAATCGGTGCTCATGATTGCGTCGCCACCTCTCCAGAGAACGCCCTCCTGGCCTTCATGGACTCCAGCATCGGCCGCCAGCGGTCGCCTTCATCGTCCTCGGATATGCACTCGCTGAGCATGTTGTAGAAATTGTCCGGCGTCGGTGACATGCCATCGTGAGCGTCGGCAAACTCGGCCCGATCTTTCTCGCAGGCCAAGCAGAGACGGTTTGATGTGATGTTCCCGTCGTATTTCGAGAAGTGCTTGATATAGCGTTCGCCGGGTTTGATCTCACCATCGCACGATGAGCAGAACTTCCGGGTGCGCGCCGTGTGCTCGGTTTCGCTCCAAATCTCTGCGTATTCTAGATCGATGTAGCACATGATCCGCCTCTAACCTCCCTGACTTCGATGCCGGCCGCCCGCGCGATCTTGACCATCCCCGCGGTACCAACGCCGCCCTCGAACGCGACGACCATATCGAGCACGCCCCGGAACTCGTCGAGCATCTCTTGGTTCCTGAGCATGCCGGCGCGTCGGCCAAGATTCGCCCAGTCGGCCGGACGTTGATGGGATTGAACGCCCCGAGCAAGACACCAATCGTCAGCGAGCCGGTCGGCGCCCTTCATCTTGTTCTGATCCATGCGGTTTCGGTCCATTCCGCACGCCCCATGCACCACGACATCCGGCTTGATCTCGTCGAGAGTCCGATACACAAGCGCGCGATCGGCGAAGTCGCGACCGCCGCAGACCAGGATGGTGATGGGTTTGGTTGTGCTCATAACGCCATCGCCTCCAGGCGTGCGAGCGCTTCGGGACGGAACCATTCTCCACTGAGGCGGAGATCGCTTAGTTCGCGATGCAGTTTGCGTTCAAGTTGAGAGCCGCCCTGGCGCGTCCATAGCACCGTCAGTGGATACGGATTAGAGGTCTGAATGGCGCGAACCCGAGCGCTCAGGTTATCGGTGATACCGATCTTGATCGGGCCAGCATCCGCTTGACGAATGCAGTAGACGATTTGATTCGGCCTGGCTGGGCCAGGAGTCTTGCCGCTGGCTTGGGCGGCTCTCAGGCGCAAGCAACGCTTACAGGTCACCCGAGCGATATCGTGCGAGAGATAATGAGACATCCCGCACAGCGAGCGTATGCTTCCAGGGCGGAAGCCGTAATGAATGATGCGCCGATTGATATTCATTCGCCGGACTCCTGCGCGCGTTCGTGGGCGTCAACCTCGGCCGGCGTCGGCAGCCAGGGAGGGTCCGAGAACTCCGTCAACTCCGCGAGCAACTCAGCGCCCGCTTTCGTGGCCGCGTCGATTTCTTTCCGGGTCCAATACTGGCGGCGGGCCAAGAGGACGCCATCGCCCGAGCAGACATCATCACCGCGTTCCTGCGCGACCTTGAGTAACTCCGCCTTGAGTTCAGCCGCCGCCGTGGTCGTGGTATGACAGTTGAGACACCCACGGCACGGGCGAAGACGCTGGCCGAGTCGATAACGCGCTTGCAACGGAGCCACCGCGCCAGGAAGCCAAGGGCGGTGAGGATCTTCGCCGCGGGCCAGCAACTCAACCCTGATGGCTCTCTTGCGCGAACCTTGGCTCATGCCAATCAACGAACTGGGGGTCATGGCTGCTCCTGCGGCAGCGGATAGATCCGCCCGAGACGCCCGTGTCTTCCGCGCTTGCGCATGTCTTCCATGTTGTCCTGATGAGTCCCCAGACGCAGATGATCTGGACGAACGCAATGCCGAACATCACAGGAATGCAGCACCAACAGGTTGCCCGGAATCGGTCCATGAGTCAGAATGTAGGCCATCCGATGCGCGAGCAGGCCATGGCGCGTATAGAGCCCATATCCATCGGCATTCGGTTTGCCATGCCAGAGCCAGCATCCCTTGTCGCTCTTTTCGACCTTTTTCCAGAATAGTTCTCCGCGCAGCGCAAGTTGATATGGTGCGTGCGCCCTCAGTGATCGTATCGCTGCGCGGCTATATCCTGGAATCTCGATCGCGCCGATACGAAAGCGTTCTAACTGCGAAAGTGCGGTCTTTGCTGCCTCAATCGCCTCAGTAGTTGGCTCGCAATCCACATCGATCTGAAGGGTGATACTAATGCGATGCCGTCGCTGATTAACTGTTTTGGTTGGCATTGTCTTATATCTCAACTTTCCGCAACCACTTCCGCCATCTGCGCCTGCCGTTACTCGCCGGCATTCATCACCCCACGAACCTGTCCCCAATTGCGCTCAGCAATGGCCCGCGATTCTTTCGGATGTAGGACTTGACAGGGAAGTTCTGGGACGCGCCCATAGTCCCTGCATGCCCGCGGCCTCGCTTCGTAAATCGAGCACCGGCCATCTTTCAGAAACGCGCAGGTAATGCCATCCGCGCCAACCACCAAAGAGCCGCTTCCGCCACCAAACATAGCCTTGATAGGAAGACCCGAGAGCACCCTGGCGCCCGATGGATAACTGCCGCCGTTCGCGAGCCGAGCCTGTCGAAGTTCTGAAGCCGTGAAGGGCGCGAACGTACAGCACTTCCCGCCGCAGGAGTGGCACGGAAGCCGCTCGGATTGAAGGACGGTCAGAGATAACTTACTGCCCGACATCAACGACCTCCACCGGCTTGTCAGAGTTCTTCGGCACGATCACGCTAAAGTGCCGGTCGCCGAGATGGAGATCGTAGACGAAACTGCCGACGGCGCTCATTAACTCCATCTGGAACCAACTCCCGATCACGACCTCATCCACGGTGCCGTCTGCGTCGCAGGTCACGCGGTTGAGGTGGGCGGTGCGTTTAGACATCATCCGCCTCCGACCCGCCCGCGAAACTCAGCGGCCTCTCGGGTTCTACCGGCCACAGCCATTCAATCACGAACCCGAGGCCGGCGAGCACGGACAGCAGGAACAACGTCACCGCCCACGGGAAGGCGCGCGGATAGAGCGTGGCGAGATCGCGGAGGGTCATGGCTGTCTCCGCGGCGCGCATGGTTTGCCATGAGAGCGCTCTTTTTGTGGTTCCCCGCAGTCAGAGCATGACCCATCTGCGCGCGGCTTATACGAATGATGAAAACAGCCGCATTCGTCGCAGCGGTCCACATGCCATGGCTTGTCGAGTTCGTTCTCTCTGACGTGGACGGAACTGTCTCCAATGTTCGCTGCCCGCGACAGCCTGCTGTCGATATTCATCCTGGCTTCTAAGCGATAATCCTCAAAGAGATGCTCCGCGATCTCTTCGCGCGTCAGATCGCGAGTGATGTATTTATCGACGACACTAGACCAGATGCGAAACCGCTTGCCATCTGGAGTATTCCGGCAGTGGATTGTTTGTCCCATGTCCCAACCTCACCACGCCTCGATTCAGCGGTCAAGTAAAATCGACAGCACTTCGTTTTTTCCTGGGGCTTGAATCCTTCGCGCCGACGGGCCTGCCACCGCGCCGCCCTTTCAACTCGATGCCCTCTGCGAAAGCGATCTTGCTGACCAGGGCGGGGGACAGGCCAAGTTGCGGGAGTTCGGATCTCACTTCGGCGATCGTGAAACCAGCGATGAGAAGCTCCCCGATGCGCTTCCGGAGTTCGTCCGAGAGTTTGGCGACGGCGGTCATGACAACAGCCACTCCCGCGCCGACTTGCTGAACGAGATACGCTCATGCCTGCGCAGACGCTGGAGTGCCTTATCAAGCGTCCGCTCTTGATGGAGAGCCAGGCCAAGGGCGTCTCTCAGGTCAGAGAACGTCGCCGGGCCATTGTGGAGTCGGTCGAGGATCTGCTGTTCGATGTCTTCATTGGTCATCGGGTTCTCCCGTGGATGTAGGGGCAGCCGCAGTTGACGCACTCGCACACGTCGCAGAATACAGCTTGGCTCACGGCTCGTCCTTGGGCGGGAGCTTGGCCCTGACTTCCCTGGTCTTCTGTAGCCAAGCCGCGACGCTGTAACGGTCGGAGTTGGCCTCGTATAACTCGCAGAAGAACCGCGTCATGTCCACGACCTGCATCGCATCGGCGAGTTTGGTGCGGAGGGAGTCCTGTTCCTGCCACAGGGCTTGTTTGTCGCGGTTGGCGCACTGTTGGAGTAATTTCAGACATGCCACGCACTTATTGCAGCCAACCACTGGAATCGGTTGGTTGCGTCTGTGACCATCGCAGGCCAGCAGACGATCGCACTCACTCTCAAAGTGGTCTCGTTGTGCCGCGAGCACTTCACATCTGTTATGAAGCGCACGCGCATTGAGGGTCGCGCGTTCCATCTCAGCATCCCGCTCGGCCAGCTTCGCGGTCAGGGCGTCGTACCGTTCATGCCAGCGCTTAATGGTTGCTCGAAATCTCTTGTCTCTCTCTTCTGATTCGACGACCGTCGCGGTCAGGGCGGCGTTCTCAGTTTGCAGATCGGATGTGTCCGCGTCGGATTCAAGAATTTCCCAGCGTTGGTTACGCCCGCCACCCCAATTGTTTCGATGCTCGCCAGGATGCCCGGCCTTCAGGCAGCAACAGGTGTGATCTTCTCCGTCTTCTGAGTACGTATATGGACACTGCGTATCGCCTGCGCTGACATTACAGGCCCATGCTAGCACCTCCACCTCCGACCACGGCACGGGCTTAGCGTCGCGCGTGGGGCGCCACGAATGCTCGTTTAACTGCGTGCGTGCCGGTGAATAGGAATCGTGCTCAGCGTTGCCGAACCTGACGTAATGCTTGCCGTCGAGCAAGCGCAGGCTCATGCAGTGATTACCGCTGCCGTCCGCGCAACGCACTTCCCACGTATGCGGCCACACCTCGACGAGGTTCGCAGGCGGTAGGCCGGGGCGGAATTCGCAACCTGCTACGTACACATGTCACCTCGGATCCGGACAAGAGAGATAAGGTTCGCCGTGAGTTCGTCGCGCATCCGGTCCTCCTCTTCCCCGAAAGCATGGATGTATTCTTCATATGTCGCATACGCCGTCTCGACGATCCCGCGAGAGGTTAGGTATCCCTCTTCGTCTTTGTAATATGGCAGATAGACCGTATTCCACCATTCATAAAGGCGATTGAGTTCGATCGCGAAAATGGTCTGCCTGCGCATGGACCGCTTATCGAAAGCCTGCGGATCTCCGGACTCGTCGCATTCAGCGTCAGTATACTTGTCCGCGCCCTCGAAATAGTTGGCCTTGATGCCGTCCTCTTTCTCGACGAAATCACATAGGACCTGAAACATAACATGCGGCAGAAGCTGACAACGGTCTACCCAGGTCGGCGGCAGATGCTTGGCCTTGACGACGTTGTAGCGATGCCACACGAGACAGCGGAGATAGTACCAGCCGTCGGTGATGCGCCGCCAGAGACGGGAGAGACTCGGTACTGCGCTCACGATCCAACCTCCACGACAATCACGGTGATGTTGTCCTTCCCGCCCCGCTCATTGCACAACGCCACGAGACATTCCGCGGCATCGGGTCGGAGCGTCGGCTCTGACAGGAACGCGGTCAGGGTCTCCGATCGCTTCAGGTCGAAGTGCCGCGCCAGTCCATCGCTCGCCAACAAGAAGCGGTCGCCAGGTCGTGCGCTGGTTTTTGACGTGCAAGCCTCGAACGCCTGCCCGATGCCGCAGTAGTTGGTGAGACCGTACGGGCATTCATGGTGCGGCGCGATCACGTCCACTTCGCCGCCACGGAACCGAATCAGGTCCGAGTCACCCGCAGCGCCCCACTCCGCCACCCCTCCCTGAATTCGCAACGCAACGATCGTTGACCCCGGCGCCAGTTGATTGAAGCGAGACGGGCCAGCGAGCGCGATCACGGCCTCGTTTGATTTCGTCAGCGCGTCCGCGAATGATGCGCCCGCACGAATCGCATCCACAAATGAATCGAGCGCGGTCTGTGCCGCCAACTCCCCCTCCGCATGTCCGCCCATGCCATCGGCCACGACATAGAGACCGAGCGTGTCATCGGCAAAGAAGCGATCTTCGTTCGCCTGCCGCCGCATGCCGACGTGGGAGAAGGTGGAGGATGTGGGGGTCATTTGACGGACGCCTCAAGTTGTCGGTTGATGTCGTCGCGAAAGCGTGGAAATCGCAGACAGCGCTTACAAATCCTGTCCCGGATTAGGTCCGGCGGAAAAAGCTCGGCATGGTTGCACAACAGACCGCAGAACGTCGTGCCCAGACTGCTGCGGGTTTCCGGTTCGATTGCCACGCCATGAACCTTGCAGCCGCGGGATTCGCGCGAACTTGGCACGTCGGGACAGTAGGCGGTTGCGAGGCGGACCAAGGTCATTTAACCACCGCGGGCGGTGGGGTGTCCGATTCGCCCACAAGGTAGGCCGCGCCATCGCCCGCCGCCTTCTTGAGTTTGACCAAAGTACAAATCATCGGCGTTTTGTGGCCTCGGATATATTCACTGATGGATGCCTCATTGACCTTGGCTTTGCGCGCAAAATCACGCTGTCGATAGCCCTTGCTGCGGATGATATAGGAGAGTCGAGCGCCAAAATTAGCTGGCACATCGGCTCGGTCAGTTGGGTTCATGGCCGATAGGGAAACATGGAAAAGCGCGCATGTCAAAAGAAATTTATTGACTCCCGGAAAATGATGCGATACACAGATAGACGTGGATTGAAACCCCACATACCAAGGAGAGAAGATGCAGAGCCTGCAAGATATCATCGATGGTCTGACGCTCAAGCAGCTTCGCGAATTGCGGACACTGCTTGGCGCGGACCTCATCGCCCAGGCCGCCGCGCTCAAGGCGCCCACCGCCTCGCCTTCCGGCGAGGAACGCCCCGTGATGGTCACGACCGAGCATCGCGGCGTCTTCTTCGGCTACACGACCACGACCGATGAAGAGGCGCTCGCCAAGAATGCCGTCCGCCTGCGCGCCGTGCGCAACTGCGTCTACTGGTCGGCCGACCTCAGGGGCTTCGGTGGGCTCGCCGTCGTGGGCCCGAACAGCAACTGCAAGGTCGGCCCCTCCATTCCGAGCGCGCAGGTGCTCAACATCACCGGCATCTGGGATGTCACGCCAGAGGCGGCCAAGGCGTGGGAGCAGGCGCCATGGGACAAGTAACATTCCCTGCATGGACGGCTGAGAGTCGCTCCGGCTACGGCTCCGGCTACGGCGACGGCTCCGGCGACGGCTCCGGCGACGGCTCCGGCGACGGCTACGGCGACGGCTACGGCTCCGGCGACGGCTACGGCTCCGGCGACGGCTACGGCTCCGGCTACGGCGACGGCAAGCAAGACATCATCGTGAACTAAGATGCCCCGTCTCCTATACTACGTCTTCGGCCCCATCGAGCATGGCAACCGTGTCGCGATCGGGGTCGCGGACGTGGATGGAGTCGAGGCGGTGGTTCGGCTGGTTAAGGACTGGCCCAAGCAAGCCAAGGGTGCGAAAGGTGAGGCGATGAAGTTCTTGCGCATGACTGGGACCGAGAAGCTGCAACTACTCGGCGGCGGAAGTCGTTTCATGCTCGGACCCGAAGCCAGCGCCCAAGCGATCAGGGATATGGGGTTTGAACCGTGATCACCATCGACCTCGACGGCACCGCCACCGTTCAGCGGTCCATGGAACCGCACGCGCCGTCGTGCGCGTTGTGCTGGCGAACGGACCCCGATTCCGAGGCCCAGCATCGGAGGGTTCTGGATGAGGCAAGGGGACGGGCGGGGTTGCAGATGAGGACGGAGGTTGAGCGATGACAACCATCGAAATTCTCAAGCGGGCCAGGGAGTTGATCGCGACGCCGGAGAGGTGGGCGCATCAGAATGGATTGTTGCCGGTTGAGTGCGACGGCTTGCACGATCCGCGGGTCACTGCGCGCTGTTTGGCTCTGGCGATCGAGTCAGTGCAAAGACATGCCAGGGATGCACGCGCTGCGCTCGGATTTGAATCCTGGTCGGAGATGCACGCTTGGAACGACGCCCCCGAGCGCACCCACGCCGAAGTCCTGGCGCGGCTCGATGATGCGATTGCGAGGCTGTCGTGACCCTCACCAGCGAAACCACCATCGCTGAACTCGACGCTCGCGCCGAGACAGTCCAGTCCCGTGCCGGGCGCGTAGCCGCGCCCCAGTCCAATCGGATGGGAACTCATGCCTTTCTCCTTTCTATCCGATCGCCGTTGTCCTGTGTTGGAAGCACGGACCAGCGGATTGGGGCGCGACTAGGCGTTCGGACGGGCGGTGAGAGTGCTTCATGATCACCCTCCACATGAAGCCCGAAGTCTCAGGCGTGGAATGGTCCAGGTTCTGTGCCGAAGCTCCACCGTTCTCTATTGCGCTCGATGGATACGTGCCGGGACCACCTCGGCTCGATACCGCGGCTCCTTGCGCGTCTTTCAACCATCACGAAGGCGTGGACCGTCTATCCACGCGAAGCACCTGCGCCCAAGTGCTGCTGGCCTTGCGCATGGGCCTCTATGAGCGGTTTCGAGACAGCGATGGACCGCGTGCCGATGTCTTCGCGAACGACTGCGACGAAGATGTATGCCTTGCGTGGACCATCCTGAACAATCCACATCTCGCCGATGATCCCGCGAATCCGATCCTGAATCGGCTTGTCGGCGTGGAGGATCTTCTTGATTGCACCGCGGGCATGTACCCGATGCACAAGGATTCGCCGATCCTGCGCGAGTTGGCTTGGGTGTTCGAGCCATACCGACAGTTTCGTCTGAGCGGCCAACTGAATCGGCGCGAAGTCTCGGCTTTTGCTTCAATCGTCAAGGATGTGGAGGGGCGCATCCTGCGCTACGTCGTCGGACACGGCGACACCATGGCGCTTGATACGCGATACGAGGTCCTCTTTCGTGGCAATGGCTGGCTGGGTGTTCGTGAAATCGGCGCGCAGGCAAGAGTCGGTCTGGTGTCCGATGGCTGTCGAGCATTCGTTTCTGTGCGCCAACGTGGTGACGGACGCTGGACATATTCGATCGGCCGATTGTCGCCGTTCGTGGCGCCGGACCTATCGGCGCTTTGCTCGGCCCTGAATGCCATCGAGCCAGGATGGGGTGGCGGAGATACAATCATCGGCAGCCCGCGACCGAGCGGTAGTGCATTGTTGCCTGATGAATTGTTCGCGATGGTTGCGGGGTTGGAGGTGGGACGGTGAAAGTCAAGTGCTACAGGTGCGACCGCGCGATTGAAGGCAGCGAACAGAACGGATTCTTGCTTCGCCGACAAGCATCCGGGTTGGCTGCCGTTCTGGGACCAATCGAGCGGACTAGAGATGGCTGCCCTATGTCCAGAACATGCGCCGGACCTGGCGCGAGCGCTGGAGATTCTGGTGTCCATCTTCGGCGACAAGTTCCGGAGCATGAACTTTGGACCGGCTGTCAAGGAGATGAGATCGTGATCCCGGGTTTCCTCCGTGCCCTCGCCGCCCTCCTCCGCGAACTCGCGCGTCAGGGTAAGTTGCTTCACGCCACCGAGGCCGATGCGGTGGAACTGGAGTTGCTGTCCGGGTTGCTGTGGGAACGGTGCCGCGTCTTTGAAGACGGCATCAGGAAGGGCATGGTCGTGGTGGACGTGGCGATTGAACGCGAAGCCACCCCGGCTGATGTGGCGTTCGGTTGGCTGTGGCTAAGTCGGGCGCAGTTTAACCAGCACGGTGAAATCGTTGACGAAGAGGTGACGGAGCGATCTGCCGTCTGTGCTGAACTCGCCGTGATTGCCGCGGGCATGACCACGGGTTGCTCGGACATGGGATGCAGTCAGGTCGCCGATCCACATCGGGGAACGCGCGAAGGGGCAAGAGCGGCTTGGTCGTTTATCATCGAACAGTTCGGCGATAAGGTGTGGCATCGCAAGCACGACGGCATGCCGGTGAAGGAATTGGCTGGCATCCGCGAGAAGTACCGCCGCGAACTGGAGGCGATGTAATGACCCCCGACACCCCAACCCTTGGCCAACTCCTCCGCGGCGCACGCAGCGGCTTCTATTACAGCGCCGCCCTTGGATGCTTCCTCCGTCTCCGCAAAGGCGCGGGCGCAAACTGGGAAGCGATGCTCTCGGATGTCCAGGCGCTGCCCGAGCGGCCCGATCCAAACACTTACATCCACTGGGCCGATGGTGGCGCGCTGACAAAGGCCATTGAGAAAGCCCCCGGACTTGTGCGCCATGCTGCGGAGTTCGCGGGTCGCTTCTGTTCAGTGCGGACGGTGGAGCTATGCGAGCACGGGGAGTGGCTGGGCGCGGCGTGTGATGGGTGCAAGCGGGTGGGGCTGGCTCAGTCGTGAGCGCATCCACGGGCCTGTTCGGCGCGAGCGAAGCGAGTAAGACTTTCGGGGGATTCTTTACAAAAGGGGGTGCTTTTGTTGGACCTGTCAAGCACAATCGACCACGCAGAGGCTGAGCATGACCCTCTCTAATGCCAGTAAGTTGCAACAAGAATGGAGGCTTGGCAGGCGCCGTTACCGTCGGTGGTCAAATCGTGTGCGACGGAACGCGGCAAGGGCAGCCAAAACCCCGCATGCCCAACGATCCGCCGCCCAGGTCTCGACGCTCTACTTCTTTGCGATGTTGACGGAAGATTCATGCAACAATCAGGCCATGTGATATAATGGTTGGACGTTTTACGTGATAACGCTCACCAAAGAGAACGCTTGGCAATGAACCCGAACTCGGCAAACACGACGAATCCCGAAGTCATCACGGCGGAAGAGAAGCGATGGATTGCCCTGGAACTCCGCAAGCAACGGAAGAGTTACCGGGCGATCTCGGCGGAGATGAAATGCAGCCTGAGCGCTGCCCATGGCTATATCCGCAGCGCCCTGGATGACCTGCGGAAACTGACTCTGGAGAACGCACAGGAACTCCGGGATCTGGAGATTCAGAAGCTCGACGCCATCGAGGAAGAACTCACGAAGCGTCTTGATGGCGCAGACGATCAGGACGCCGCGAAAATATCCGCGGTAATCGTCAAGACTTCTGAGAGTCGGCGCAAGCTTCTCGGGATCGATGCGCCTCAGAGAGTTGAAGCCAGCTTTGCCAAGGGCTACATCGTGAGGGAGTGCTCACCGGATACATTCCCGCCTCCGCCAGCGCCCAGCGATGACAATGGATGACAACCTCCCACGCCGTGATTTCAAACCGCTCCCGTGGCAGATCGAAGCCTTCCGGGATCGTCGGCCGATTAAGCTTCTGACGGGTGGTGCTGGCGGAGGAAAGAGCCAATGTGCGGCGGAACAGATGCACGCGCTGGCGCTGCGATATCCGGGGGCTACGGTCATCATCGGTCGCAAGGCTCGCGAGACGATGACGAACAGCACGATTCCGTTCTTCGTGAACACCGTGGTGGGTCCAGATCCGCGGGTGAAGTTCACAAAGTCGGAGTTTCGCTGCGATTACTACAACGGTTCGCAGGTCATCTTCTTTGGCATGAACGACGCCAAGCAGCGGGAGTCTCTGCGCTCGGTCGGCAGCAAGGGCGCCGTGGATTTTGCTTGGCTGGAGGAAGCGAACGCCTTCATTCGCGACGACATGAACGAAGTCTTGGGCCGACTCCGCGGCACGGCGGCGGGCTGGAATCAGATCCTTCTCAGCACCAACCCAGACCGGCCGACGCACTGGATCAATCAGGACATCATCATCCCATCGCGCACCGATGAGGGCCAGCGGCGGTTCGCGGTCTACTATTCCAAGGCGGCCGACAATCGGTACAACGCCGCGCAGTATGCCGACACGCTCAGCCAGTTGACAGGCGTGCAATATGCCCGGCTTGTGCTCGGGCAGTGGGTCCAGGCCGAAGGTGTGGTCTACGAGGAGTTTGATCCGGACCTACACATCATTGATCCGTTCACCATTCCCAACGATTGGCGCCGGTTCCGGGGAATCGACTTTGGCCATACGAACCCGTTTTCTTGCCTCTGGGCCGCAATGGACGGGGATGGTCGCCTCTACTTCTACCGAGAGATTTACAAGACCAAGACGCTCTGCGAGGACCACGCCAAGGACATCATCAAACGCACGGGGGCCGAGAGAATCGAGGCGACCCCGGCTGATCATGATGCCGAAGACCGCGCGACTCTGGCCCGCCACGGAATCGTGACGGTCCCAGCCTATAAGGCGATCGAGGTCGGTATCCAGGCATTCAAGGCGCGACTGCGGAAGGCATCGGATGGCAAGCCCAGAATCTTTTTCTTCCGCAACATGCTCAAGTCCGCAGACCCGGAACTCCTCGAAAAGAAACAACCGACCGGGATTCTTGCGGAGTTTGAGGCGTATGCGTGGCCCAAGGGAGCGGATGGGAAGCCAAACAAAGAGAAGCCGGTTGATATGTACAACCACTCCTGTTTTGTCGCCGAGACGCTCATCGCCACAAAGACGGGACAGCGGGCGATGGTTGATGTTCGTATCGGCGACGAGGTTCTGACCAGGAATGGGTACCGACGAGTCATCCAGTCGGGCATGACCCATCCTGCTGCGGATGTATTCGATGTCCGTCTATCGAATGGCCGAGTGCTTACCGGAACGGCGAACCACCCGGTGTTTGTGCGCGATGTTGGTTTTATATCGCTAGATTCGCTGATGACTGGTAATGCCCTCTTTTCTTGGGAAACCACCGTCCGCGTGGTGCGCGTCTCGGCGCGGCAAGAAAGACAGCCGGTGTATAACCTGTCGGTCGATAATCCAGATGGTGAGGGCGAGTATTTCGCCAACGGGGTACTGGTACACAACTGTGACGCGGCCCGCTATATCATCGCCCACGTCGATAACCTCGCCTCCACCGGAGACGCCCGCGCAGTGATCAAGCAAGCCGCCGAAGCAAAGGATCGATTCTCATCAGTCGCGAGCCGGTTCAAGTCGAGTTGGAGATGAAGCCCGTCTATCAATCCCGATTCGGTCAGAACGGCAATTGTCTGGCCGCCTGTTTTGCCTCCATGCTGGAATGCCCACTGGAAGCCGTCGATTTTAGTTGCGGAGATCACGCCGAGGATGCTTGGGCGGCGGTGGCAAATGAAAAACTGCGCCCGTTTGGAGTCTATTTCCTCGACGTAAGAGCAGACCTTGCCCATATTCCAACCGATGCTTTTCTGATCGGCAACGGCATGAGCGGGCGCGGGCGCATGCACTCGGTCATTTACCAGAACGGAAGACATATCCATGACCCGCATCCCGATGGTGGTGGGATCGTGAAACTGGATTTCATCACCCTGCTTGTGAGGTTGTGATGACAGCGATCCTAGACACCGCGCCGCCCGAGCGTCAGCATATTACGTTCTGGGAGAGATGGATGATGAGTTGGGTGCATCTCGTGGATGGATTCTGCGGGGTGATAACGCTGGGAACGTACGATCCCTGGCTTCGGGTCAAGGCTTCGATTTGGTGGCTGGGCAACAAGCTAGAGAGGGGCGAGCGGTCATGAACCTCGACGACATATCACCAGAACAGCGTGCCGAAGTGGAGCGTCTTACCGCTGAGTGTGCACGGTTGGCCCAAGAGGAGTGCAAGGACTTCCTCGGCAAGCCCATCGAGTGGAAGTTGGATGATGTCCAGCGCCTGTCCGTTGAGCATGCCATCGCCGCCGCTCTACTAAAGTATGCCGACGGGGAAAGTGGTGTGCCGCTTCCGACCGGCTTAACGGTGGGCGATCTCCGCAAGAGTGGTGCAGCGATCCCTGACAGCATCCCCGATGTTGCAGAGGTCTGGGCTCGGGGAGTGAGTTTCAAGATCGACCGAGAGAACAGCACAAAGACCGAGATCATCGGCACCCACGAATTCAAAGGCGCGGAGTTCAGATGGACCGAGCAAGTCGTCTCAGTGGTGGCACCAGCGTTTGCGGTGATAAAGCAATGAAAACCGACGGGAAACCGTTCTACGGACAAGAACTCCCGCCGCTACTTATCTCGCGCGGGGTCGTGGACATCAAAGACAAGCACGGGAACGTGGTCGGGCGGCGGCTGCTAATCGACAGACGGCCGAGATTGCCTCATGGGATAACGCTCGGCATGGTCCCGTCGGAGGACGAATGAAAACCGCCGAAGACATCGTGAGGGCGCTGGCTCAGCACGCACCGTGCCGTCACGCAGAAGACTACTGCGCCTTCCCGCAATGTGGCACGGCTTCATCTGCCGATGAAGTTGACGACCACGTTCCCGAGTGCCCTTATCGCATGGCGGTGGAGTGGGTTGGTGAGCGCGAAGCCATCCGCGCTGATCTGCGACAGAAGGGCTGGACATTGCGCAGCGACGGATATTGGTCGGCGAACGAGACCGGCCCACTGGATGCGCGCGGCATGATTTGGCAGGACCGAATGATCGACCTCGATCCTGAGAACTCGCGCCGAATCCTGGCTGCCATCGAGGCCAGAACCCCGCCGCGGGTTCGCTGGCCCACATCTTGCTGACATCTCCCCGCCGCCCGTGTAGCCTAGGCCCATGGGCCTATTCGACCGCCTGAACCCGTTCGCCTCCCGCCCTCTCATTGTTCCCGCGGAATCCATGCCCGCGCGTCTGAGTCTGGACGAAGCCGCCGCCATGGCCGAGCGTCAGATCCAGCAACTGGCCATCCTGCCGCCCGTGGACGTGGAGCGCACCCCACGACGCCCCGGACAGTACGAGGAGCCGCGCCAGGTCCCCTACCTCGGTTCGGCCTTCTACGCCACCAAGTGCATGACCGCGTGGACGGTCAAGGACGCCCGCGCGGCCCTCGACGCCCTCGACGCCGGCAACTTCGGCCAGGCTGGACTGATGATGGAGGAGATGCTACGCGACGATGCGGTCTATCACGGCTACCGCACCCGAGCGGGGCGCTACTTCGGCCTGCCGCAGCGGTATCTGCCGGCGCAGCGAGACGGGAACGAACGCCGGGGCGGTCGGCGAGCCGCGCGCATCTGGGCCAAGAACCAGCGGCTGATCTTTCCGCAGGGTGCGCGCCGGGAAATCTACAAGTACCTGCTCTTTTTCAACTTCGCGATCTGCTCGGTCCAGTGGATCACCGTCAAGAACATGGAGGGCGACGATCCGCCGTACTGGCGCCTGCCGCAGTTTAAGGCGTGGCACCCCTACTTCATCCGGTTCATCACCTCACTCGACGAGACGCAATACGGCGGCGTGGGGGGCGACCAAGCATCGGGGCACTACCAGGTCATCACCTACAACATGGGGACGGTGGACCTGTATGGAGACAATGCGCCGGGTCGAGGGCGGTGGGTCATCTTCCAAGGGGCCGGCTCCAGGCCGTGGCAGGATGCGCTGATTCGGCCGCTGACCTCACCATGGCTGCGTCGGGTCTACACGCGCCGGGACCACGGGCGTTTTGAAGAAAAGCACGGCCTGCCGGCGACGCTGATTGAGTATCCGTTCTATCTCGGGGGCGAGTCGCCGGAGTTTCTGGAGTTCCAGCGCAACTGCGAGACGATGGGTGCCGAGGGCGTCTACATGCTGCCCAAGGACAAGGAGAACGAGCGGGCGGGCGTCAACGTCCGATTCGATGGCCCTCCCAACTCTACCGCCGTGACCAGTTTCGTCGAGAGCAAGAAGGAAGAGGACCGGGACATCTACACGCTGTTTCTCGGTCAGACGCTCACCACCGAGGCCGGACAAGATGGCGGCAGCCATGCCGCCGTGCTCGGGATGGAGCGGCGGATCGATGAGAAGACGCGCGATGATTCGCAACTCATGGGCGACGCGGAAATCGAGTGGTACACGACCAAAGACGGCGATCTGGCGTGGCACATGGTCCCCGGCGACGGGCCGATCCGGGAGCAAATCGGGCGCTTCTATGCCTGGTACAACTTCGGCGATCCGGACCTGCCGCCGCACGACTTCATCGACGCCACGCCGCAAGCCGATCGCAAGGCGATGGCAGAGGTGGGCGCGATCCAGGCAAGGATCAGCCACTCAAAGGCGCTCGCCGTCAAGGACATGGCGGTGGCTATTGAGAAGTTGGAGACGATGAACCTGGTCCCCGAGCCAGCGTTCCTGTTCGACCAGATCAACATCCAACTCATCCGGCCCGACGACGAAGAAAACGCGAACCCGGGCCTGTCGCGGGCGCTCGCCGGCATCGCCAAGGACGGGGCTTTTGCGGGCATCGACTTCGCGCCCACGGCCGAGGTGCGCGCGGCCTGTCTGCGGGCACTGCGATGGCTGCTCGATGGCTACGGCAACCTGTCCATGCTCGAACGGGTGCGGGTGCGACACCTGGCCACGGGCAAGCCCTGGACGCCGGATGGCCTCGTCAAGGCGCGGGCGTTCTTTGCCGCGAACGAGAAGCCAGCCGAGGGCATGGAAGGGCAACTGCTCTGGGACGCATGGGGCGGCGATGCAGGACGCGCGCAGGTGCTTACGTTGTACAAAGAGATGGAGCGAGCCGACGGCCACACGACGCGACTGCTGGCCGCGCTCACGGAGGAATCATGAGAGAGAACAATCCGCGGATGGTGGGGCTGACGATGAACCCGCCGGAGAAGTTGTCAAGGGGACGGGGCGAGAAGCCGAGGGTGGAGGCGGAGCAGGAAGTGGAGACCAATGAGGCCGAGCCGACCGCCTCAGATGCACCCAGCCCGCCGCAGACCGACGTTTAGCCCGTCGAGGTCATCGCAGGATGGGCAATCGCCTTCCTGCCGCGCCTGATGCTTTTCATCGCAGCCCCGAAGAATCTCCAGATTGCACCTGCCCGCCTGCTTCGCTGCCTCTTCCTTGAGTCTGCGGCAGATCTTAACTTCGCTGGGCACCGGTTGAGGCTTCGGCGGCCCCACGACCTCGCCACGAAGTTCCGCCGCGGTCGGTGTGGCGGGCTTCTGAATCTCATCGTCCGTACCAGGACAGCCGCACAGCAGCAGCCAGAGCAGGGCGTTACGGCTGCGCACAGAGATCCCCATCATTCGTCGATTGCGTCGCGGTGTACTGGGGAAAGTAGGACTCTCGGTAGGGCGACGCGGGTGCATTAACCAAGAGGGGCGTGATGATCTGATTGAAGCCGCCGATGTTGTCTCCAACAAAGGCAACCGTCGGAAAGCCGCCCTGCCTGTTGACGGCAACGGCAGTGTAGGGCCTGCCGCTCATTGCACCATAGTAGCGCCCGCTTCTGCCGCAGCCCCATCGATAGCCAAGCTTCCATGTGCTGTCCGGGGGTTGCCAGTCGTAATGCCGCGCCTCGGAATCGTTGAACATATTGCTAAGCCCGTGAGGCTGTCCGGCGAAGAATCCCCACGGCACCGAAGCGCAGGCGGACTCCGGAATCGTCAATGTGGCCGGCAGCGACCAGGCGGTGGCGCATGCAGCGGTCCCAGCCGATCGAAGACCTGGACATGCATAGAGTTTGTCCGTCAACCGCCAGCCGACATTGCTCGCACATCCCGGCGCCGGTCCTGCGGCCTGCGACGGATTCCAGGCATACGGGTTCACCATGTCCGGCGGCAGAACAAGAACCATATCCCGCTTGGCCATGTCGATGACCATAAAGCCATCGGGAACCATGTCGGCGCGATAGCACGTATAGGCGGCATGCCCCCCAGGAGTCTCATAGGCGCAGACCTGACCCGCGGGACAGCCGTTGTGTTCGCAACTCTGACTGGACAGCGAGCCGAGATCTTGGCAGCCGGCGACCAGCGCCAACAAAGCCAAGCCACCGAGCGCCATCATCCATAGCGCGGCGCGCTGGACTCTGATTCCAAGACACGTCGCGTTCTCCACGCTGAACGTCGCCCAGTCGCCCACGGGCAGGTGGTTCACGCGCCGGAAACAGCAGCGGGTGCGCTTGGCGCTCGGGTCTGGCGAGATGAGGTGGTGCGTCTCGGACATCTAGAACTCCTTGGGGCTATGCTATCGCTAGGGGTGGCGTGAGGGTCAAGCGGCTTCGGCTGGCTCGTCGGTAACGATTTCCCAGTCGTGCGTCTTCTGGGCTTGATGGACCAAATCTCGCCATGTGCTGCTATCTGGCATGACCGGACTCCATGTCAAACATCCTTTGACAAGTTCATAGACCGGAGACGATGCATCATCCTGATTCAGGGTGCCGATCTGGCGAATGTGGCCTCGCTTATCATTGGGCATCGTCAGGCACGGGTGCGTTACGGCTTTGCCTGCGTGGACTTGCTCCATGGCCCAGGCGAAGTCACGCTCGACGGACTGCGCGATGGCGATCCGGATGCGCTCGGGTAGGTCTATGGACTTTCTGTTGACCTCGAATGGAACGCCAGCGGTAGTTAGGACTTCGTGGCTGGCGCCGATCTCCCTGTCCAGCAACGCGGCTTGGTTAACTTGTCGGCCTAGATCGGTGGCCCATTTGTCGGTCTCGCTTTCGAGTTTGCCGACGTGGGCGCGCAGTCTCTCGACCTCGGCGCGCAGTCCCGAGCACGACACAAGGCCCGTCATGTGGTTCTGCCACGTCCAGATGTCCATCTCGTAGCCACAGATCTCGCACCGTCGGGTCAGTTCGATATCGAGCGTCCGCGCAATCCATCGCAGGAATTCGGCGGCACCATCTTTGCCCTGGAGGGCTTCGGCGGGCTGGATCTGTAGCGCCCTGGCAATCAGGCGCAGCGTCAATGAGGGCTTATCCATGTCGTTCGCTCCGTTTGTGTGAAGTGCCGCCCTTTGCCGGTCCGGGGCGGCGCGGTGCCGTGGTGTTTCTAAGGGGAAGCTGTACCCGTCGCCGGTTCTCTCGGCGCACCATTCCGACGGCTTCATGCGTTGGCCGACCTCGCAAGCTCGCTCCCGGTGGTGATTCATGAGGCACGAATCCAACCCGGCCCCGCACATCTCGGGGCACCACGCCCACGGGGGAGCGGGCCATTGATATGAGTCAAGACGCAGCGGCAAACCTTCCGCCCCGCTGCTGACTGCGATGCCGTGACATTCATCGTCTCGCGCCTTTCCGCTGTGTCGCCCTATCGCCTCGTTTCTCCCGGGTAGGCCGGACGACTGCAAGGGGGCAGCCGCAAGGGAGCGCGGGCGGGATGGGGCACACGAGACGTTCGTGCCTGGCATCCTTCAGGTATATGCCCGCGCTCATGCTGTTAATCCTTCACAATCTGAAGCCGTGGCCTCTCGGGCTCGGTGGTTTGCTGCGCCGTTCGTTCCGCTTCGGCCTTGGCGCGTTGTTCGGCGATGGCTGCATGCAGGGCCGCACTCCGTTCGGGACACAGGCCCTCGATGAGCACCCGCAGTTCCCGTCGCAGTCCTTCAAGCAGAACCGTGTACATCTGCCCTTGCGCTTGAATCTGCATGAGGTCGGCTTGGCTCAGCGGGATTTGCAGCGAACCCTGCATGCAGAAGAACTTGCCCGCTGCTTGGTCGCCGAAGACTTCGGGCATCTGCGCGAGCTTGCCCTGTGCGACGACGGCGAGCATTTGCCAGAGCCAAATGGATTCGGCGAGGTTGTTCCGCGGCAGAGTGACCGGATCGCTTCCGCTCACAAACACAAGTCTCGGCTTGCCATTGGGCCCAGGTGGCACCACTCCGCCCGTCGCAAACGTCGGCAACGCCACCATCTCATCCTCATCGCCCTCACACCACTTACAGCGCGTCGCGACATCCGGGACGAAACCGGCGGCGATTGGATTGAACATGACGCTGGTTGGATTGCGATGCTCGCCACAAAGCCGACAGAACACATATCCGCTTCGTTTGCTGCACCATCGGTAGTCATGGGCAGAGCAAGCGACTGGTGTTTCGCTGAGTCGGGCCATGAGTTTCTCGCCCAGTCCCCGCCACATCTCCCGCTGTCCCGAGAGTTGGCTACCCTCCGGCGCGTTCGACTGCCCGATCTGCATGAGCGCGTAGGCGACGACGGACGGACCCGGAAGTTCGCAGGGAATCTCCGCGCAGAGGTCGCCCAGGGCACGGAAGACGGCGGCGTATTGGCGGGCGCTCGGATGCTGCATACTTCCGACGGTGCCAGCGAGCCAGGTGAAGGCTTGTGGGGCGGTGGTGATCATGAACACTTCCGGTTGGTCAGGGTCTGAATGCGGATGGCCAACTCATCCGGAAGCGAGGCTGGCGGGCTAGAATTTGGGCGGTCCCGAAAGCGCAATCCGTCGATTACCCCTATCGCCGCCGCCGCCTCTTCCTCATGGGAGGATTTACTCCCGTCTACGTGGACACTGCCGCCCGTAGCCGTGGCCATAAAGGTGCGCAGATAAACCCGGTGACAGTCGTTGTTCACGTCTTCATCCTCCCGTGCATCTCCTGAAGTTCGGCGATCAGGCGCCCGAGGCGGTCCTTGTTGAGGCCCGCCGAAAAAACCGCATCGCAGCCATCGGTGAAGTTGACGGTGGTGTCATCGTCGCTGAGCACAACTGACACCACCGACCGATTGCCGAGATGTTCAAGGATCGACTCCGGTTCATCGTAGGCGCGTTCATCGTCGGGATCTGGCCAGAACGGGCGAGGACTGCTCATGGTATCTGGTACTCCGTCACCGTCTGAACGGCGGTCGGGACGATGATCTCACCCTTGATGATGACGATGCCATCATCGACGTAGTCCCAGTCTGGCATCTCGGACAAGATGGGCCGCCCGTGGTACTCACCGCCAGGACCAAGTTCTCTCTGGAGTTTGTCCTTGTCCATGGGGTCGGTGTGGCAGCCGCCCTTGTCGCGCTGACTGAAGACGAAGTAGGTCTCAGTCATCACGACCGCAACGCCCCCGACTCGACGATCGCCGCCCATTCGCGCAGGACCGACTCTTCCACGGCCGGGTCCATGAAGCGCGGGTTGTTCTTGCCAACGATGATGTTGAGCGGGTGGATCTCGGGCGAACCCTGCACCGCATACTCCACCGTGAGGCCGCGGGCGGTCTTGCGCACGTCCCACAACTCACAGCCCATCGAGAGACGATTGATCATGGGATGGGCCGGGTTCAGGTTCTTGAGCGCCGCGACGAGGATGGCACTGATCTTCTGCTTGCGCGTGCCTGCGTCCTCGGTGGTGATGGTCTGCGGCTTGCTCTCGGGCTGACGCTCGGACTTCTGGGGTTGCTGGGGCTGACGGTCGTTGGACATGGGTTGCTCCGTTTCTGGTTGTGGCTCAGCCAAGCGATGAAGTTCGCGGCTTGGCCTGTTGGTTCGTTGATCTGTGCGCCGGTTGCGTCGCATGTGATTGTAGATCCATCGGCGAATCGCAGGGTGCATCGAGTAATGACCTCGATGGAATCGAATTCCATCTTAGTTCTCCCCCGCCGGGATATCGCCCGCCGTTGACATCTGCGTCGCTGCCATCGGATCGCCCCAGACGGTGATGTCGCAGTTATTCACGCGCAGGACCAAGGTTAAGTCGCCGTCGTCGGCAATGACCATGGCCACGTCGCGGACGGGTTCGGCATCGACCCCCGGATAGAGCAAGGCCACGGCGTCGAGACGGTCCACGATGCGACGGAGGTTCGCGCGAGAGGCGGCGAAGGATGGGGTTGTCATGGTGTCACTGTCACCCGAGGCTTATACGGCGCTGGTTTGAAGCCGCCAGCCCCTCTATGTCCTTCGCACGAGTGCAGGTCCCACTCGTCGGTCTCATCCGAGTCGCGCGTCTCGAACTCGATCTGCCCGTAGCATGGCTCATCGTCGCACTGGTAACTGCACTCATCGACGCCGCACTTCGGGCAAGAACCCTTGGGGTAGCAGCAACCGAGACAAGAGCGGCACACGTTGTGGGTTTCGCTGGGACACTTCTGAACGGCGGCGCTATCGCACCACTGGCATTTGAGCGGCTGGCTCATGGACAATCCAGATCCAGTTCGTCATCGTCGGGAAACTCGAAATTAAAGCCAAGAAGCCGACGAATTGCGTTCTGCGCCGAAGCATCGCTGATTCGTGCGCACTCCTGAGTCTGGCGAAGAAGCCTAGCCAGGCGCATGTAGGCCCCCTCTGCGCGCTGAGCCCGTCTGTGGGTATTGTTGGATCGGCTTAGAATACCCCACTTCTCGCTAGCAGCGAGCGAGGCCGTTGCCGATGCGGCGGTTCGAACTGCCCTTTGAATATTCTCACGCCCCTTGTCATTGGCCGCGGATAACGCCCTGATCCGCTGCGCCAGCATCTCGATACAGGCGGCTGCTTCGTCGCGCTCGACATCGTAGGGGTCGCGTCCGTTGGCGGGGAACCGCTCGCGCTCGGGGAAGCGGTCAAGGACGGTGCGGAGGTCGGGAGGGGTGCGGTTCATCTCTCCTCCATGACCCGATCACCGAGTTCCCGAGCGACCTGACAGGCGCTCACATAGCGGCGACTGAGTTCGGCATCACCCTGAACGGCGATCGGGAAAGGACCGGCGTGGCACGCGGACCACAACTCGGCGCGCGTTCTGTCCTCGATGGCGCGGCCGTAGCGGTTGAGCAAGGCGCGAAAGTCATCCTGTTTATGGCGTATCCACCTGTCCAGTAAGGTCATGATGCCGAGCGCGACAATCAGCGTTAATATGAACTCCGCGCTGGCTGCATGTTGGTCTGGCAATAGTCGGCTGGAGTGATAGCCAAGCCAGCAAGCAATGAGGAGATTGCCGACGCGAACCCAGTCAGTCATCTCCCACCCTCCTTCGGCCACGCCACCCCGTTATCGGCGCAGAACTTGGCGAACCCATCACGGCCGATCTTCGCCTCGGCGATGTTCTCCCCGGTGCGTCGGCGGTAGTTCGCTTGCGCGTCCTTGATCGCCTTCGATTGCTCGGGAGTGATGCGAATCGGATGGATGCGTTCCGGCTTGTCTTTCTCAAATACTGGCATGTTCGTGTAGTGGACTCGACGGGAGTTGAACCCGCTGCCTAGTAACCGATCCGACGGTTCCGAGCCCTTGGGGACATCGACAGGAATCGAACCTGCATGAGGACGTACGCTCCTCTAACCGGGTGCCAGAGGTCGTTTTACCGACTTGGCCGATGTCCGAGATCAACACCTTAGAGGGACATGCCGGGCATTGCAAGCAGTTTGTACATGGCTGGCATGTCGAGACATCCAACCTTGTAGCGTCGTCGGATTGGCCCGAGTCTTGAGATGTGGACGGCGGCTCGACGCTTCAACCTGCATCCCTAGGAATCTCGCCCGGCAATGGGTTGGGAATGGGGAGCATGTTGCTGTCGCTCGATGCGTCGGTGGGCGTGCGACTTGGCGACGATGGCTTGCCGAAAGATGTCCTGCTCTGGCGCAACGGCGATAACCTCACCACCAAGGGCACGTTCAAACTCACCGATCGGTCGCGCAAACTGGTCATGGCGGACTGGGAAGCGCGGATGGGCGGGGTCGTTTCTCCGTCTGGGGATGGTCCGGGTTCGTTCGACTTTGACCACGACGAGTTCAACGACAACCTGCCGGGCTATCAGAAGATCTCGGCGGGTTCGTTTCACCTCGCGCTCGACGGCAAAGACTTCTGGCTGACCGGCTGCGGGTTTACTGAACTCGCCGCTGGACAGATCAAGAAGAAGGAAAAGCGCTCGACCTCGGGCGCTTTCTACTTTGACCCGAAGACCGGCGAATTCACGTCGCTTATCAACTGCGCGTTGACCAATCTCCCCGCCACCTACAAGCAACCGCTGCTCGCCAATGGCCACGGTCGCGCGGGGGTCGGCATCGTCTACGCCCCGCCCGATGGACCGCAAGAGGAACGGCGCGTCATCGTTCAGGTGCCGGCGCTTGTCTTTGCGGGCGATGTGACCGATGCGCAGAAGTTGGCGCTGTCGAGTGCGCTGGACTTGCTCGGTCAGGGGAAACTGGAAGACGCGGGTCGGGCGTTGCTCGGTGCCCCGTCTGAACCCGCGCCCGCGCCCATCGTCCCCGATTCTCCTGCGGCCCCCGCTGCAACCAAAACCTCTCCGGAGACCACCTCCATGCACTATCAGGACCCGAATTTCGTCGGCACCTACCACGGCTACATGCTCCGCTACATGGCCTCCTGCGATATGGAGTCCATGATGACCGCGATCTATCTCAACGGCGAGTTGCCGAAGATGTCGGCGGCGATGGAACTCAGCAAGTACTGTGAGGCGCTCGCGGCCAACGTCATGCACTGCGCTGGGGCACTTGCCGAGTGCATGCAGAAGGGCGCCGAGGATGGCGATGATGAGTCGATGGACGAAGCCTCGCAGGCATCGCTCATCGCCAAGACCCCCGAGTCGCTCAAGGCCAAGGTCGAGGAAGTCCTTGCCGCATGCAAGGCTGCCAAACTCGGCGGACTTCTCCAGAAGGCGCACAAGGCGGCGCTTGCCGCGGTCGATGCCAAGACGTTCGACAAGACGGCGCTTTCTGCCCTATCTTCGCTCGGCAAAGACCTCCCGACGATGCGCGCATCCGCGGTGCTGGTCAAGCGCGTGATGGTGTCGCTCGATGTCAAGAGCGAGGCCGAGATCATCCCGGCGCTCACCGACAAGAATACCCTGCTCGAACAGACCAAGCAGCAGGCGCTGACGGCACTGTCCGCGGCGGGTGCCGATGTCAAGGTCGCCCGCGCGACAGCCATCGCCGAGATGCTCAGCCACAAGCACAACGGCAAGGATGCGCCGCTCATCACGCCAGCCGATGCGCAGCTTGCACAGGGCCTGGACCCCGTTGAGGGGAAACCGACGGGCCTGCCCCCCTACTCACTGGAGGAATTGAGCCTGATCAAGCAGAGGGCGCTGGCGCGGCTCAATGGACAGGCGCAGGGCCAGAGTTCGGCGGTGGCTGGCTTGTCAGTGGCGCCAGTCCCGACGCCTGCACCCGCGCCGCTGCCTGGCGCCATTACTTCGACGGTCGGCAGTGACCAAGCCTTGGCGTTGGTCAAGGCCATGTGTCCCGACGTGAAACCCGAGATGGTCGCCGAATCGGTCAAGGCCACGCTCAGCGGAACCCAGCCCCACTATCAGCGCGTTGGCCTAGCCATCGCGAGTCCCCAGTAAGGAGAGGCGCCCATGGCACTCACTCACGATCGCGCGAATCCATATATCAATCCGTCGGACTTCCCCGGCGAGGAATACCAAGTTGCGGCACTCGGCTCCAGCTTTGCCGGCGGCATGGTCGGTCTGAACAGCAGCGGGTATCTGGACAAACTGCCGTCTGGCAACACCATCGGCTTTCGGTTCCGGGGCCTGTCGCACCGCAACTGGGCGAATCCCACCGAAACCAATGGCGCATTCATTACCCGCGTGGACCGTCCGCACATCATGCAGGGCCTCAAGGTCCTTGCGGGTGACCCGGTACTGCCCGCGGACCTCGGCAACGTGGTCTACGGCGCCGATGATGAGACGATCGCCAAAACCGACGGCGGCGGCACGCTGTGTGAAGTCGGAATCCTTCAGAAGATCAACCTCGACGGCACGGTCGATGTCAAGCCGCTTGAGCCGTAACCCCGTGATGGAGATATAGGAACCATGGGCGCTCCTCCGAATCTGAATATCCCCATCCAGGGGAACACCAACATCATCAACAGCGTCATCGATGTGCGCTATACCGAGGGCTTCGGGCAGGCCAAGCCCTGGATCGGCGAGATCGCGGACGAGGTCATGTACACCCGGGGCGCGACCGTCATCATGTCCTGGACCGAAGAAGCCAAGCGGTTCAGGGAGTTCGATGGGGAGTTTCGTCTAGACCCATGGATTGTGGACGCGATCCAGACCACGGCCAAGCCATGGCAGTCAAACATCGGCGTAGACCGCTACGAGCAGATCGAAAACGTCTACATGAGCATCATCTCGCAGGCCAAGACGTTGGGCCGGCAGGCGGCGCTCCTTCCGTGTGACTGGGCGTCACTCGCCCTGCGGACGAATGGCAGCAGTTCCTCGCGCCCGTTCCTCTGGTACGATGGCCTGCCAGCCTTTTCAGAAACCCACCCGGTCGATCCACGCGGCGTCATCGGCGGAACCTGGCGGAACCTCTACAAGGGCCTGCCCTTCACCCACCAGAACATCATCGATGTCTATCAGTCGATGTGCGTGGGCGTGGTCCTGCCGAACGGGCGCCAGGTCAACGTGCGGCCGACCAAACTCGGCGTCAGTGGCAAGTACATCATCCAGGCCAAGAAGTTCTGTGAGTCCGACCTCATCGTCTCGGCCATTCAGTCGTCGGTGATTCCGGGACAGCAGGCATTCGGTGCGGAGCGCAACCCCATCCAAGGGATGCTCGCCCCGGTGGTGATGAACGAACTCACTCAGACGATCCGCGACGTGCCCGGCGAGCCCGATGTCTGGTACATGTGGGACGATTCCGTGGTCAAGCCGCTCACGGTGTACTGGATACTCAAGCCCTACGTGACGCCGATCGTCTCGGATACCGATGGTCTGGTGCGCACGACCAATACCTATATGTACCTCGCCGAGGCGCATGGCGTCTGCGTAGTCAAGGCCCCCTGGTACATCGCCCGCATCGAACCCGGCATCGGCCCGTAAAGGAAAGAGGTCTACCATGTCTATCGTTGCAGTTCAGACGACTTTCCCCGTCGCGGGTGATATGGACTCGGCCCCCACGCAGCTTGGTGGGCTGATTCCGGCCGTCCAACTCGTCCAAGGTTCGGGGCAGATCGCGGCCAGTGTGACCCAGGGCTCGGGAAGCGCGGTGATTAAGATCCTGCGCTGGAATCCGGGTCTTGTGGCTTGGGACTACGTCGAGGAGGGCGCCGAGAAACAGGTCGGCGTCGTGCCGGCGTCGTTTGCCCCCGCGGGCGATGTCACCGACACCAACGAGTTCGCGGTGCCGATCGATGCCTACTACTGCGCGCTTCTCACCACCGACCCGCCGAGTGGTGACGTCAACAACCTGACCGTGGACATCTCAGGTCAAGCGTCGGGCGGACTCACTCCGGACGTGCAGACGTTTACCGCCGATGGTGTGTGGATGAAACCCCCGGGCGCATACACCACTCTGACCGTCAAGGTCCGCGGTGGTGGTGGTGGTGGTGGCTCGGGCGCTCGGCGTCCGACGACTGCCGCGGGCGGTGGCGGCGGCGGCGGCGGGGCTTATTCCGAGATCACCATGCCGTTCGCGACGGCGCTTGCGAGTTATGTGGTCACGATTGGCGCAGGCGGAGCGGGCGGTCTTGGGCAGACGGCAGATGGCACGGATGGCCTGGCTGGTGGGTCCGGTGGCACCACATCCGCCGCGGCCTTGGTCACGGCGAACGGTGGCACGGGTGGCGGCGGTGGCGGCCTTGTCAATGGCGCGCAGGGCCTCGGTGGCTCGGGCACCTCGGCGGGCGGGAATGGCGGCGCGGGCGCGGTCACCAATGGCGCAACCGCTGCCACGGCCACGGGCGGATCGGCGGGTGGCGGTGGTGGTGGCGGATTCGACAGTGGCGGCCCCTCCTATGGCAATGGCGGCTTCGGCGGCTCGGTCATGCCCTACCCGGCGGCGGGCGGCGTGGGCGGCTCGGGGGCACCTTCGACCGCGGGCGGCGGTGGCAATCCGACCGTGGCGGGCGGCCCCGGAACCGGCGGTGGCGGCGGATCGGGTTCGCTCGGTGTCGCGCCAGCCGGTGCGGGCGGCGGTGCGGGCATCTACGGCGCAGGGGGCGGTGGTGGCGGCGGAACGAACGACGGCGTGAATTCCGGTGCGGGTGGCAACGGCACGGCGGGTTACGCGGAGTTCATCGCGTCGTAAGCACAAGACCGACAGGAGGAATTCATGGATCTCTCTGCGATTAGCTTTGATTCGCTCTCTGCCATGACGGCGGGGCTTAGCGATCAGTGCGTCGGCATTGAGATCCCGTTATCTTCCTCTGTGGCTGAGTATGAGTTCGGCGATCACAGCACCGTCACAGACCGCGGGATTCGCGAGACGTGGTGGCGGTGCTGGATCGTCGGCGGTGAGGCGGCCTGGACGGAGTATTTCGCGCTGGTTTGGCGGGAGACAACCGGTCTTACCATTCCAGCGAGTCCGGACCTCACGCCGTCTGCCATCAAGCAAGAGATGGTGCTGGTTCGCGGCAATGCCATCTTTCCCGAGTTCGTCCTACGATCGCCGCGCGATAAGCCATACGGCTATTACCGCTGGTCTGGGGGCGCTACCACGCTCCGGGCCGTGCGCGTAATGCCGCCACATGTCAACCCGCCAGCCCTGTGAGCACTCATGGGCTTCGCACTCAACCAAACACCACCGACGGGGGCGGACACGGTCTGGACACTCCTCCAGGTCGCGATCAATCCGCGGGCCTATCAACCCGTGGTGCCGCCGCCGTTTGTGTTTGATGACTGCGATTGCAACTGCTCGGGGCCTTGTCATCATCGCCGGCAATACTCGGACTGCGGGCCGTGTGGGTCTTACTCGCTGTCCTCGTTTTCCTGCCACGGGTCGCAGTACATGTACACCTGCGATCCGCCGGATTTCTGCCAGCCCTGCTGCGGCGGATGGACGGTCAAGCAGTCGGGCGGCGGTGGCACGGGCGGGCAATACACGATCTGCGGACTCATCCAGAAGATGGCGGCGGATCTCGCTGTGCCGTTTTCATGGTTCGTGCTTGAAGGCCCACCCTACGTGACCAGCCCCCGTCCTTCGGGTGGCGTGGTCTATCACCGGCAGTGGAAGATCCAGCGCGGGGCCGATAACACCCAGTGGCGCATCTACTACAGCGCCCGCGCAGGCTTTACGGGTGGCACGCCGGGGCCGACGCAGACCCCGAGCGCGATCGATGAGCAGCCGATCTTGGGCGGTGGGACCGATGCAGCGCCGACCTTCGGGACGCTGCTGCCGCCTGATGGAACGTACCGCGCGCAGATCCACGTCTACGAGGATGGGCTCCAGCCGGGCCTGTACCTTGTGACCTATCCGATCGGCAGCGCCATCCCGAATGCCTGTTTCCTGATCGATTCCTTGGCGCCGGGCAGTTACCCCATGGATTCCTCGGGAGCCTCCAAAGAGCAGGACCCGATCGTCATCTACCAGCGCACCGGGGCCGATACGCTGCTCGTTTCGTCGCTCGCGAGCGAACTCTCTGGCCCCATGGGGTGGCTGAACTACACCTATACGCTGCCGCCCGCGCAGGCGTTCGTGCGGTTGCCGGCCACGTTCGACGCAGTCTTTGATGCGGGTGGCGTGCCGCAAGTCGTCATTCCGCGGGGCCTGAACCAGGGCATTCTGGAGGACGCGATCGATACAGGTCGCGCCACCTACGTTCGCCGCGCCGCACTCGGGGGAACGACCGCGCGCAAGGGCGATGCGTCGGGGTGGTTATGGAATGGGATCGCGGGCATTGCGAGCGGTCAACTCGTCGGGCAGAAGACTGGCCATGGTGCGAATCCGTACTTTTGGGCGACCTTCGGCGATGTGTTGCTCCGCTGGGATGGCGTGACCAAGCAGGTGCTGACATGAGCACTTTGGCCACATCGCCCGCCGCCGTCACTTGTCCGCCGCCGCTGACGTTGTCCAATGGGCGGTTTGCCTATGCGTGCGCCGATCAGGGACTGCTGCGCGGTGGATACCTGACGCCGCAGGATGTCCGGAACTTCGCGCTGCCCTCGCGCACAACCAAGGACATCACCGACAGCATCCTTTGGTTCCACTGTGCGGCGGTCTCCTCGGAATTCCGCGGCTACGCCCGCAAGCGCTACCGCCTGCCGCTCCTTTCGTGGGGCGCGGGCGTGGTGCAAAAGCTCGCCTTCCGGGCTGCTGGTTCTGCGCTCCGTCAGCGAGGGTTCGCCGAAGACGGGAACGAGCATATCATGAAGGCGTACGAGGAGTCCGGACAGTGGATGGTGGATGTCCGCGACTACAAGATCGATGTCGATGTCCTTGAATCGCAGCCGATCGTCGGGACGCCGCGGGCCTCTTCGCTGCCTCTGAGGGGGTGGTGATGGGTCGGTTTGCTTCCATGCGCGGGCCGACCGCCCGGCTTGAGCGCTTCGCTGCTCGGCTCGATGGCGTGGTGGTGGCGGTGCTCGACCGCGTGAGTGGTGCCGCAGAAAAAGCGGTGCCTGGGCTTATCGAGAAAGGTTACGCGAGCCGGACCAGTCCCTACGGTACGCCCTGGCCGCAACCCAAGGCCGGCAACAAGCCCATGGAACGCAACGGCAAGCTGCGCAAGAGCTACGAGGTCATCCGCCTGGTCAGTGGCAAGCGGTGGATGGTCTGGGCCAGCAACAACGCGAGGTCCAAGGGCGGCGCTTACTACGGTGCCATCCTGCAAAAAGGCTTCCGGCATCACTGGGGCAGTTACGTCGCGCCGCGCAAGCAGGTCCCCGATGCGGGCAAGCTGCCGCCGCGGTGGGCCGAGCGGCTGCGGGATGTGGCCCAGCGCGAAGGCGATCGGGTTCTTGCGGGGGTCGGGCGATGAGCACGATTCATTCAGGACCGCCCGATCCGCCCGGCGAGCCGACCGATACCGGGGAGTTTCGTTCGCAGCAGAACGTAACGCTCGGATGGGTGGCGGTTGTGGAGCAAATCATCCACGGAAATCCCGAACGCCCCGAGGTCCCGTCGCTTCGCACCATGTACGCGCCCGAGGTCGAGATCGATGGCCAGCGGACCATTACGACCTGGAAGCGCGGCGGGGTGGATGGTGCGCCCGTGGTCGGAGACGATCCGCCCGGGACCGAGGGCAACTACTTTATCGGCGAACAATACATTACGCTGAACTACTCGCCGCAGACCATCGTCTTTGCCCGCGCGCCCGTGCCGATTCTCTCGACGCCCACGCCGATGATTGGCTACCACCGCACGGGCTACAAGCAAATCTACAACGCCATCTATACGATTCAGACCCGCGTCTGGGCATTCGACGATGACGATGCGCAGGAACTCTTTAACTACATCGTCGCTGCCACCTACGTGCAAACCGTGGGCAGTGCGCTCGGGTCGGTCTGGGAGAATCTGACCTACGCCCCGAAGCGCCCGAGCACGCGCGGCACGGTGATGGAGTTTGGCCTGAAGGTGGGCGTGCCGGTCTTCCTGCCCCCGCTCACCCCTGCGCGCCCCTGCTTTATCAACCAAAGGACTGCGATATGTCGGCCGACAAGCGACACCTAAACGAGCACGAAGCGAGCGCAGGACTTGCGCCGCCTCCGAAGAACGATCGCGGGGCGCCGTTCCATGATGCCAAGGCGGGCATTCGCGCGGCCCTTCGCCACAAACTGGGCCTTGTCGGCGTCGCACTCACCGATGAGCGTCAGTATCTGACCGACGAAGCGTTTCAGGCTGCGCTGGACAAGACCCTCGCGCACTCGCCGGAACTGCCGCAGAAGATCATGCCGATGGCGTCGCGCGGGATGCCCATGATGGCCGCCGCGAAGGGGAAGGAATAAGCCATGAGCCTCGTACCGGCGATTACGCAGCAGATCCTTGACGGGGGCCTCGGGATTCCGGCGCCAAATCCTGCACTTCTCCATGTCGGCGTGGGCATCTCCTCGGCGGGCGTGCGCAACAAGGCCCGGCTTCAGGCGGACGTGGCGACCCTGGTTTCCACGAACCAAGCCGGGCCGCTCGTCACCAAGGCCGCGCACCACTTGCAGCGGGCGGGGCAACTCTGGACCGTCCGCACCAACACCTCGAACCCCGGTTCCATCGGAGCCGTGACCAAGGTCCCCGCGGGACCCGGGACTGGGATGCTCGCGGTCACGCTCAGCACCTACATCATCCATGCCCCCGCAGCAGCCGGTGCGCCGCTCAACCTCGTGACGGGGTTTGTGCGGCTGCCGATTCCCGGCAAGATCACGATCTCGCTGGCGGCGCCGGGTGTGGCGACGAGCTACACCGTCATCGGCAAGGATCTAGAAGGCAACGTCCAGACCGAAGTCATCGCACTGGCGGCGGCCCCAAGCACGAATCTCAGTGTGAACGAGTACACCGAGATCATCTCCATTACCACGCCGTCGGACCCGATGGGCGTCTCCAGTTTCACCAACGTCTCGACGACGCCGGTTGACAGCTACGAGATGATCTTCGAGGTCACGCAGTCGGGAAGCGTCGCCGCGCAGACGATGCAATTCCGCTACAGCATGGACAAGGGGCGGACATTCTCCGCGACCTTGGTCGTGCCGGCGGGCGGGGCGTTGCAGGTGCAGACCTACGCGCCGGGCGGCTCGAACAACCCCTACCTCGGGTTCACTGTCACCTTTGCGGACGCCGCCGGTCCGGTATTCTTCGTCAAGGGCGACCGCTTCACCTTTGAGACGTTGGCTCCGACGTGGAGCCTGAACGATCTACTGACCGCGCTTGATGCGGTGGCGAACGACCCCGATGTGCGGCAACTCTACTCGGGCTTTCACGTCGTCGGGGCGGCCGATGGCACCACGTTCGCGGCGGTCGAGTCGCAGCTTCAGTCCTACGCGGACCAGAAGTTCCAGTACCGCTTCATCTACTTGGAGGCGGCACGGCAGGGCGCGGCGGTGGAATCGACCTGGGCGGCGTCCGTGGTATCGAGTTTCAACGCGACAGGCGTGCGCACGGGCGTCGTGGCGATGGATGGCGATATCGACGACCCGAGCACGCGCACGTTCCCGCGGCGGAACCTGGGCAGCGTCTATATGGCACGGCTCATGTCCTGCCCGATCTCGGAACTCCCCTCGCACGTCAATTGTGAGACGGTCTTCGGGACCAAGACGAACCTGGAAGGCATGGTGAAACTCTACCAGGGCGACGCCAGCAACACCGTCTTGACGCTCGCGAACATCGTGGCGTTCCGGACCTTCCCGACGCGCACCGGGTTCTACATCACCCGCGGAATTCTAAAGACCCTGGAGACTTCGGACTATCGCGACATTCCGAACCGCCGGGTCATGGACACCGCCGCGACCATCGGGTACGACGCCGCGCTCCCGTTCTTGCAGGCGGAGCTTCTGGCGAATCCGACGACGGGCCAACTCGACCCGACCGAGGCGCGCAAGATCCGCGAGTACATCTTCGCGCAAGAGCAGACGGTGCTACTCGGGGGACAGCGACGGCATGTTTCCGATCTGCGGGTGGACGTGAGCACGCTCAACCCGTTCCTGCGCGACCGCACCGTCAACACCACGATCCGCATCGTGCCGCGGGGCGCTGTGGACTTTATCAACCAAGTCTACAGCTACGCGCCGACGATTTAAGGAGCCGCTCCCATGCCTCCGATTTCCCAGCGATATCCCTACCCGCGCATCAACGGGCTTTACGCGCAGCACGCCTCGATCAGCGTCATGATCAACGGCGTGAATTTCTACGACATCCCGGACATCTCGGGTGTCGGCGATTCGTGCGAGCCCACGATCGTGCGGGGCCTCTCTCGGGTGGGCCTCGGCATGACCGCGGGCAACAACGAATCCGAGGACTTGCAGATCACGTTCTTTCAGAGCGTATGGCCCGAGGTGGAAAACGCCATCGATCCGAACGGCATCGGCATCTACGACATATTCCCGATCGCGCTCCATATGGAGATCACCGAGGCTGGCATCCCGACCCAGACCCGCGACTGGGTGGCGCTCCGGCTGAGCAAGGTCACAGAGACTTCCAGTTACTCCAGCGAGCCGATCAAGACCGTGGCCACGTTCAAGAACATCGCCATGGTGCGCAACGGTCGGAATCCCGTCGTCGGGATCAACTTCAACTACAACCAGAACCTGCTCAAGATCGTGGGCGTGTAGCCCGAACCACAACCCGCAGGGCCGAAAAGGCCGGAGGACTGCGATGAACGAAGAGACCACGACCGAACCCACCCCGAACATCTACGGCACCGAGCGCAAAACTCTGCGCGCCTGGCTCGACGAAAACCCGGAGGTCCCCGAGGGATTGACCAGCGAAATCTGTCCGCTCAAGTCCCTGGTGAAGTTCGCCTGCACGATCGGTGGCGTGGACGCCGGGTCCGCCGGCTACGCGCAGAAGATCACCTACGATGAACTGCTGGCGTTGGCGCTCAAGGCCAAGCAGACGCATCGGGAGATTCTGGCCAAGGCAAACATCACCGAGGAGCATAAGGCGCCGATCATCCCGGCCGATTCGCTCTATTGCGCGCTGGTGATCCAGCGCCCATCGAGTGGCCAGATCGATGCCATCCACAGCGCCGTCCTAGAGGGCGCGACCAGCATGGGCCAGGATCAGCGGGCGGGCCTGCGCACGTCCATGTTGACGCAGATGCTTCAGAAATGCGCACTCTACCCGGACGCCGGCCAGCGCCAGAAGTTGTTCGTGGACTACGGAGGCTTGCAGCAAGAGTTCACGAACAAGTGCATGATGCTCGGGCACAAGGCGGTCGAAGAGATCGTGGGAAAATAAACGCCCTCACGGCTCAGTTCTTTGAACCGGGCGGTGAGGGCATCGCGGGCAAGGAACTCGCGGCGCTCCTCGGATGTGACATCGACATGGAGAAGCATCCTCGCCGACATGCCCTGTTTGTCCTGATCGGTCAGGCGCTCATTGGGGCGGCGCACGCGGGGACGCTTTCCGATGGCCTGCTGCGTCTCTTTGGCGACCGCGGGGGCTTGCCTGTCTACTGGATTCAGCCGAAGGGGACCTAGACCGTGGACCCGCTGGAGTGGATCTTGGCGTTCGTGGATGAGATCTCCGCCCCTGCGCGGGCGATGTCGGGGTCTGTCCGCGAATTGACCAAGTCCCTCCAGGGGTTGCAGGAGATCACGAACAAATTAAAGCCCGTCACGCTTCCGGGTTTGGGTAGCGCGGGCTCGGCTTCGTCGCGCGCCAACAATGAAATGAAGCGGTTCGCGGACATGTGGCAGAAGATCGGCCTGCGCATGCAGAAGGATCAAGCGGCGGCACTGAAAGCCACCGAGCCTGGGGTGTCCAAGTCCTTCGCCGACATGTGGCAACGCATTGGCGCGCGGATGATGGCCGACCAGACCAAGGCCATGCGCCAGGCTGCAAAGACCGCTGCCGCCGAGGCCGAGAAGTCCGCGCACAAGTCCTACTTCGGGGGGCACAAGAGCATCTCGGGACTGCTCGGGGCGCGGGCTGAGCACAAGATGAGCGGCTTGGCCACGGGTGCGGCGGATGCGCTGCTCGGGGCACCTGCCACCCTGGTCACGGGCGCACTGAGCGCGGTCGGCTCTCTTGTTGAGGGCACGACCGCCATGGCCTTCAACTTCGGCAAGGCGGCCATCTCTGCGCAGGCCATGCGCGAGGAAAGCGTCGAGGCGTTTAAGGCCATCTACGGCAACGAAGACACCGCGAATCGGCTATTTGACCAGGCCCGCAAGATGGCCAAGGACACCAAGTTTGACACCGTCGATGTCGTCAAGATGTATAACACCCTCGCCGCGAACAACTTTGGCGTGTCGGAGTTGGACAAGTGGTCGCGGGCGGTGGCGGACATTGAGAGCGCCCGCAAAGGCAAGGGCGAAACCTTCCTTAACGCGATCTCGCGCATCCGCGGCAGTCAACTCGCTTCCTTTGGACAGGTGCAGTCGGCCGGCTTGCAAGGCCCCGGCATTGAGAACGTCTTCCGGGAGTTGGCCAAAGTCAAGGGCATGGACACCAACACCGACCGATTCAAGTGGATGAAGCTGTTCCGGAAGGGTGGCGTCACCCGAGAAGAGGCCCTGCAAGCGGTCGAGCAGGCGGTCGCTGGGAAGTACGACACGCGCACCGGCAAGGTGGGTGAGTTCGCCGCCGCCCAGGGTAGCAAAACGTGGTCGGGCGTTCTCTCGAACATCAAGAACGGCCTCGGCGATGTGCTCAATATGAGATTCTCAGAGAACCATCCGATCAACAAGTTCAAAGAGATTCTGATGGCAATCGGAAGTCCAGGTGGCTTGTTTGATGAGTCGAGCGAGAGCGGTCGGCGGTTCTCCAAATTGATGTCAAACCTCGTCGAAGATGTCTTCTCTATCTTTGGTGGACTCGCCGACAAGACAGACGACTCCATCAAGTCCATCCTGTCCCTGGGCGAGGCACTGGAGCGGCAATTCAAGAAGGTGACCGATTACATCCGAGACAAGATCACGCCGGCCATCGTCGAGGCCATCAACTCCCCGAACCTCGATCAGCACTTGACTGCATTCGCGGCCAAGATCATCACGATCATCTCAAAGGGAATCCTCGCCGCGCTCGATGCCGCGTTGCCAGAGTGGGTCACGGGGCCAAAGAACCTGCCGCCATTGCCATCTGGGGTGGTCACGCCGTGGAATATAAACAACGTCACGCCATCGTCGGCTGGGACCTCGCCGGCTGCTGGTGGTGGGGTGGAACTTGGCGGCGGCATCACCTCGCACGCAGGTGGCGGCAAGATCCCTGGTCCATTCGGACGCCCCCGCATGATTATCGGACACGGCACCGAGGAGATTCTACCGCTCGGAACCTCGCTCGCCAGCATGCGCGGTGGCGATGGCGCGGGCATGAGCGTTACCGCTCCGGTTCACATCTACGGCAATCTCTCGATGGACGAATCCGACATCAGCCGCGCCGTCGAGCAAGGGATTCAGCGGGGCGGGATGTTGCTGCTTGAAAAGCTCGCCGTTGCCCAAGGGGCACAGAGGGCCTGATGGCAACAGCGGCGGAATTACTTGCGTCAATCGCGAACAACAGGCAATTGCCATGGGTTCCCTATGCCACGGCGAACAGTCCGCTCAACTGGCCCGATCTGCCGGAGTGGGACTCCATTGCAATCGCGGGCGCGCAGTTCCCAATTGAGGGTTTACCGCGCTATGCAAAGAAACTCGCTCACGACAAAAAGAGCGGCGTCGGCGGAGACAATCAGAAGATCACCGCCAAGGGCATGAAACCGACGCCGGTTGGAATCACCCTAAAACTATGGGTCGATATTGCCGGTGGACCAAACTATCTCGATCTGTTTCGCGCGATGATTCCAGTTCTACTTGCTCCGCGGTTTGAGAGACGGTTTGCGCTTCCTGTGTATCATCCAGTGCTTGAGGCTTATGGAGTGACCAGCGTGGTCTTTGTGAATATTGGCCCCATTGTTCATTCGGGCAATCGCATTTTTCATGTGGAGTTGGAAGGCGAAAACGCAGCCGACATCAAAGCTGGTCAGTCCACAAAGCAGATCAAAAAGCCGGACGAGAGTTCGCTGGCGGGCGTGGGTGGACTCCGCGGCGGCCGCTTCGGCATCGTGACCCAGACCATTCCGCGCGTGGATGGAACCTCCGTCACGACCGCTTGGCAGGGACGCATCAATATGCCGTCCAGTCGCACGGGGTTGCCATGAGCGACGTGGTTCTGGGCAGCATCCCCGCGATCCGTGGCAACCTCACACTGAGGCGGCGTGGCAACTGGGACAGTCGATGGGTACTCGACGATGTCACGGAGAACAACGGAGCACCCTCTGGCATCGTCGCCTGCACATTCTGGGGCGAGTCCATTGCGGGTTTTGTGCTGCGCGGCGGTGCGCCCTACCTCCAGGCGCAGGTTCAGGTCATCGGCGGGCGCGGCAATATCACCCCAGAAAAGACCATCGAAGCGCGTGATTACCGCTACGCATCCTTTGCCCAGATCGCCCGCGAAATCGTCGAGGACGCGGGCGAGGTGATTGCCGAAGATGTGCTCGTCGGCATTGATCAACAACTGGTCGGCTGGACGCGCTGTGCGGGACCGTGGCTCGTCGAACTTGAGCGCCTGATCGGCACGCGCAACGATCCGGATGGTGTGAACGACGGCACGACGTGGAATGTGCGGCTGTCTGATGGGCAGATCGAAATCCGTCCGCCTGTTGAGCAAGACACCGTTCCCGCGCTTCAGATGCTCGCGGACCACATCACCGAGCGCAAGCGCATCTACAAACTCGACGACGAGACGGCGGGATTGGTTATCAAGCCGGGCGATCGGTTCGAGGGCATTATCGCCGATACCGTCGAGTACATCGTCGAGCAAGAATCTCTGACCGTCGAGGTCTACTACCGGCCATCTGTCGCGCCACCAGGTCAGGCGCTCGACCGCATGGTGCAAGCCTGGCAAGAAAACTGGAATATGGGGCATGCGCGGTATCGAGAAACCGAGATCGATCCGCTCGGTTACTATCTCGGAACCGTGCGCGGGGTCCGCAACAACGGCGACATCGATCTCCAGGCGGACGATTCGCGCATCGGCTTTGTGAACGACTTTCCGGTGTTCTCCGGACTGCCCGGCTGGCAAATCACGCCCGTTCCAAAGGGTCCGACGTTTGCGGGCGCTCGCGGTATCTTCGGCTGGTCGGGCGGCGACAAGAGCAAGAAAGTCTGTCTTGCATGGGCCAGCGAACCCGCGGCGGCACTCGATACCGCGACCATCGAAGCGCGCACGCTCATCGAATGGAAGGCGCCCACGCATCGCATCATCGGCAAGAGCGAGGTCGTGGACGGCGATCAGGAAGTCATCAACGGCGATGACATCACCGAGCACGACGTAGGGCGCGGGGGCACGCCGATCATTCTTCCGGGTTCCTCTCTTACGTCTGCGGGCGGCGCTGTGAATGGTTTCGGCACGGACTGCGGATTTACGCTGGTCGCCTTGGCGGGTTCCACGGTCAGTCCGGGTGCTATCGCGCAGGTGACCTTCGCACGCCAATTCAAGAAGGCCCCGCAATCCGTCTCCTTTGGTGCGCAAGATGCAGTCTCCGCGTTGGTGGGTCTTTGGGCCAGTAGTCTGACGGCGAGTGGCATGGAGATCTCGACAGCCGCCCCATGGGCCGGTGGTCTTCGCTTTTCGGTCATTATCAAGGAATAGCCATGGCAGCGACGGATTACGGCTCAGACCTTAGCACCTACGCCGACGTGTCGAGCGGCATCGCGGACCTTGATCCGACGTTCGCGGTCATCGCGGGGCCGCGCGTGGTCGTGGAACGCATCGCCCGCAAGCTCATGACGCCGACGGGGTCGATGCTCAAGGCGGGCTGGGGCTTTGACCTGCGCGCGATCCTGCAAGCCTCGCTGACCTCGGCACAACTCGGCCAGCTCCGCGGCATCGTCTCAGACCAGATCCTGGGCGAACCGGAAGTGGCCGACGCCGAAGTCACCATCAACTATACGATTCAGCTTAAGCGCCTCGACATCGTCGGGACCGTCACCCTCGTTTCGGGCGCGGTGTTTCCGCTGGTCTTTGTCGTGACCCCGGAACTTGTCCAGCCGATCTTTGACGACATCCTAGAGGTGAACCAGTGACCGCGACGCTCCAACAACTTCTCACGGTCAATACGCCGCCGCAGAACGCCCAGTTTATGGTGGCGAAGTTGGCAGGCATCGGGTTCCCGAACACCACGAACTGGACGACGGGAACCGTTCCGCTCACGTTGCTGCAAACGATCGGCTTCCCGCTTACCGACATCCAATCGACGCGGTTTAAGTACGCCGCCGCAAGCCTGCTCGACTATGCCGCCATCCCCGAAGATCAGGGCGGACCGGGGCGCGACTGGCTCGAACTCCACGCCGATCAGGTCTTTAACAACCAAGCATTCCCGGCGGTTGCGACCGAGATTGACGAAACCTTTACGGACGCCGCGAACCAAGGCCCCTTCACGATTGGCCCCGGGGGTGCGGGCGTCGCCGTGGGCCAGGGCCAGCCGATCTACCGCACCACGAACAGCGCCAACGTCGTGCTGCCACTCGGGGGCAGTGTCGTTATTCGGGTCCGCGCGCCCTCGCCAGGGACCGCGTTCAATGTCCCCGATGGCGCGCTTACCTTCTTTGCGGCGGGACGGCTTCCGGGTGTCACCGTCAGCAACATCGGCCCCGGTTCAATCAAGGTCGCAGGGACCGATGCAGAAGCCAACTCGGCGCTGGTTCAGCGGTGCCGCACCAAGTGGGCGCTGCTCTCGACGGGGAGTCCGGTTCCGGCCTATATCAATTGGGCGCTCTATGCGGGCCAGGGTCAGGTCGGCAAGGTCAAGCCGCGCGTCAATCTCTTCCTGAATGATCCGGGGCGCGTGGATCTTTACTTGGCCAGTCCCGCGGGTGGTGGTGTGGCGCCGGCTGTGGTGGATCGGGTGCAGGAGTTTATCGCCCCGCTTCCGGTGGCGGCCGAACGAACGGGCGCGCGGATTCCGGAGACCGCAAAGTGCGTGGTGTCGAGCGCCAACAGCAAGACGATCTTTATCAATGGCACGATCTTGGTCTACCCGGAGTTTAATAACTCCACGTTCAAGGCGCAGATCGCCTCCGACATCGCGGCCTACCAGGGCGCGTTCCCGATTGGTGGGGTGCTCGACAATCCCCCGACCATGTTCGGGCATGTCCCCTATACCCGAGTCCTCCAGCTCCTGCTCAACCGCAGCGGGGTGGCGCTAGAACCCGCACAAGAGGCATTGAGCAACCTCACGATCAGCCCAGACAATGTGCTGTTTTTTAAGATTAACCTGCTGCTTGATCCGATCGATTCGGTCACGTTCGACATCAGCGGCCTGCAACTGGCCTCTGTGACAAGGCCGACGTAATGGCGATTAACCCGAACCTTCAGAGCGTCACGACCTACGAGGAGGTCATCCCGCAGGTCTTTGCGCCGCCGTGGCTCTCGGGACCCTACGGCACGCTCTGGCATCGGGGCATCGGGCAGTTCTTCGACGACGAATGGACGCTTGGGCGCGACGCGGCGCTCGTCGGGTTTCCGCAATACACGCCGGGCGACGCGCTGATTTCTCTGGGCGCCGAACGGATGCTAGAGCGGGCCAATCCCACGCTGAACCTGCCCGGCGAAACAGAGGCCGAGTATCGACTGCGGCTCAAAAATGTCTGGGGCGAGTGGGGTGCTCCGCTTCCTCCCGGTAGTGCCCCACTCGCCGCGGACGCTAGCGATGCGGTCCAACACTTCTGCTTGCCGATGGGGATCTGGGAAGCGGCGGGGTCGGCGGCGATCCATCTGCCCGACCCGTTCACGGTACCCATCGCGGGCATCCCCACGATTCGCCCCTCCACCATGAAGGGCTGGCCGGCGTGGTTGGGGCTTACCGATACCGCGGTCTACCGTCAGCATGAGTGGGCCTTCCCGCCGTTCCTGGTGTCGCCCTACTTCTTCGCCTGGGAGCATGAGTGGTCCACCTTCTGGGTCATCATCAAGGAACCCCACCCGTTCCAGTTGATCTACTGGGGTGCGCCCGGTCTGTTTTGGGGCACGCCACCGGGACCTGGTTGTCCGACTTGGGGCACCACGGCCACGGTTGAAGAGGTGGAACTGATTAAGCGCTTGGTCGTGACCTTTAAGAGCGGCCACTCCACCTGTGCGGGCATCGTGCTCTTTATCGGTGTCGGTGCCATCTTCTGGGGCGTGGGCGTCTGGGGCACTGGCACTTGGGGTGCGGGAGGCGGTGGCACGACGGTGATTTGGCCGGTCGGAGAACCCCACTGGTATCAATAAGTCAAGGATGATATAGGTAGCCCATGACAGCCCAGTCCCCCCAGCAAGCCCCACCCCTTCGCCTGATGATGGATCAGGTGCGTTCTGCCTGCGAGATCAACGAAGGCCAGCGCCGGCACCTCATCGAACGCATCGCGCAGCTTCAGGCCATGAGCGATGACCGATTGGCCGAAGCGCAGACGCATGTGAACGCCGGCCGAGAGGCGCAGGCGCAGCCCCTCCGGGCCGAAGGGGAGCGGCTGGGCATGCAAGCGCGGATGCTCATGCAGCGGGTGGATGGACTGCTGGCGGAGATGTACGGGGCTGGGCAAGGCGCTACCGCTCAGACGCCTGTCCCGCGCAAGCCCTGGCAAAAGGACACCTTCTGGGCGGAGTTGGAGATTCTCTCTGGCTGGCTGGCTTGGCTGTGCGAGAAACTGACCCCCGAGGCCAGCGCCCGTATCGGCAAAGCGGCGACGGGCGTGCTCAGTGATGCGTGGTCCGCCCTGCTCAACGCCGAGAAGCGCAAGCAGGCCATCACTGAGAGCATGACCCCGGCCCAAGAACTCACCGCCCTGGTCGGTTTCGCCGATCGCCTGCTCTGCATCCCGTGGCATCTCATCTGTTCCGAGAGCGAGGTCAACGACAGCCGGCAGTTGGTGCTGCGATTTGAGGCGCTGGCCGAACTCGCGGGCGGTGAGCGATTGCCGCCGAGTGATGTGCAACTCGATGAAGACCTCTCTGGGTTTGCCGAGCGGTTGCCCAAGGATCACCCGGACCAACCCCGTCTGACCGCGGTCGGGGTGCACGTGGACGGCAAGCGGTACCGCGACGCTGCTGCGATGCTTCTCGGACTCTCGCCGCCCGATCCGCTGCGGTTTGCGCAGGCGCTGATTGCGAAGCGGCTTGTCGTACTGGAAGGCACCAAGGGGAACCAGGGATAACAAACCATGCCGACGTTCATCACGCCTCCGTTCGTCCCGCCGATTCCTCGGTTCACGCCGTCTAGCGGTCAGATCGTTGGCCCAGCCGACGGTGATGCGCTACTGGCGTCGTCGGTGAACAACGCCTTTACTCAACTTGCCGACCGCAGCGCCCTATCGTTCTTCGGTCTGTACGGCGTCTATGGCTCGCGTCTCGTCGCGAGTTGTGTGGCCGGTACGATCCTCACCATCAACTTTCAGACGGCGCTACGGTCATCGTCCGGCATCTTGAGCGGCACCGTGGGAAGTCCGATCGATGTCGCTGTGGTGCTGGGCGGAGCGCCCGCGCCCAGCACTTGGTACTACGTCTACGGCGCCGACGTGGGCGGTGTACTGACCCCGATCGTGAGCACCGACCCGCCTGACACCGCGCTCAAGTACCGTGCCGGCAATTCAGACCAGGCTTTCCTGACGCTGTTCCGGACGGATGGCGCGGGGTTTGTGCGGCAGTTCTCGCACTACGAAGGCTGCTACTCCTACCATGGAGACATCTCGGTCTTCGGACGCGCCGATCCTGGCACGGTGACGCCAGCCGCCGTGGCGCTTCCCGATGTGCCGGGCTTCGCGCGCATCGCCCTGATTCAGGCCACGATCTACAACGTGGACCCGCTGCTCACGGCGCAGATGAACCTGATGTATCCGGCATCCAGTCTCTGGTATGCGCTGCCCGTTGGCAAAAAGGGGGCACTTGACGACATCCGACAACAGACGCTGTTCAAGATGCCGATTAACGGCCCGACGGGGTTTGAGGTCATTCGGGACGGCGGCTCGGGCACGGCGGACTTCTCGGCGGTCCTTCAAGGATTCCTGGTTTAGCGATGAAGGTCATTTCGGGATTCGTGAAGTCTCTGCTCTCGACGGGCGGCACAACCCCCGTTCCGAACCGGAAGATCTACGCGGTCCCGACACCCATCTCTGCCCAGTTCCTTGTCGGCGGAAACTGGCTGCCCATCTTCCGCAACACCGGCATCACCGACCCGCTACTACAACTCGGCATCGAAACGCTGACCGGCCTGGATGGTCGTTTCACCTTCATGCTGCCGCAACTCAGCGAAACGTGGGAACCGCAAAGCCTGCCCGTGTCTTGGAATGTGATCGATCCCATCACGGGGACGGTCTATTTCGGACAGGTACTCGACGGCATCCCGGCGATTGGCGGCGCGGACCTCAAGACGCTGGTCACGACCTATAACTGGATCGTCAAGTCCATCCTACAAGTAAGCGGGCAAGATGGACCCCAGCGGCGCGGAGTGCTCCCCTTCACATCGAGCAGTGGACTTGAGCAAATCCAGGCGCTCCTCCCGCCGCTTCCGACTGCGGCCTATGTCCCCGTCGTGAGCAATGCCGTAGACAGCGTCATGGAAGACAACTACACCGCCTACGTTCTTCCGAATTGGACCGCCAGCCAGTTCGTGATCCGCATCTCCTCCCCGGTGCCAGTCGGGCGAACCGTGGGGATTCCCTGGCACGTCATCGGGTAGAAACAAACCGTCCAATAAGGAGTTCCGTACCATGGCCAATTACCTCGCATCCTTCCTCTTCAACCTCAACTACACCGGGCCGAGCAATGAGCCGCTCACGATGCAGCCCGAGTCCGTGAACGCGCCCTATGCCGCGCTGAACGAAGGCATCATGGACATTCCGGACGGCACCGCCTCATCGACGACGTTCCCGGTCCCGTTCGGCACCATCACCGCCAACGCGACCGGCGGCATCATCGTAAACCGGACCGGGCAGAACCTGGAGATGAAGATCAACGGCGCGGCGTCGGCGAGCCATTCGATTCCGCAGGGCGGCGTGTTCGCGTGGTCCAATCCGGCCACGACCAGCCTGCCCATCACGGCGATCGATCTCACCACGACCGCTGGCCAGGTCGGACAAGGCCAGGTCGCCTACCGTCTGTTTGGCGACCCGATCTAGTCCACCCGCTTGCTGACCTCGCTATAGATCGGACGGCGCTTGAACTCGGCAAGTAGCGCGTCCTCGGATTTGTAGCCGCGCCCCTCCTCGACGTTGTAGGCGATCAACCCCTCCTTAAACGCCAGCCGCTGCATTTCGTTTGAGAATGCGAACGCCCTCATGTGGTTGGCCATCGTCTGGGTATCGTGGCGCTTCGGGAACGCGGCGACCACTCGACCGCCCCATTCTTCGGCGTGAACCATGGCCGTTGAATGAAGGGCGGCGCGGGCGTGCTGGTAGTCGAGATCGGCCGGCGTGAACTCGTACATCTTCATGGGTTGGTGGCGGTCGATGAACATGGGACTCCTTTGTGGTTACGGGATCGGGATGATTCCGGCGAGCAGGACGGCAAGGACGACGATAAGTAGCAAGCCCGCCGCCACACCATGGAGTTTGTGCCATCCGTTGGGCTTCCAATCGGGCGGCAGTCGTCGGCCGGTGCGAACGAAGGCGCTCATGATGCTGCTTCTGTCGGCGTCCATCCGGTGGACATCTTGCGCATCACTGCGCGCAGGATTTTTCTTCCCCGCTCCATTCCTGCATTGTCACTGAATGTTACAGGCACCACATATTGGCGATTATGCACTTGACAAAGCAGACCCTGCGCCCCGTCGGTGGCTCGACGGCGCGACAGGCTAGGATTCCTTTTTCTGGGACTTCGCGGGCTTGGGAGTCTGCGCGGCTTCATCCGCAACGCGCGCAGGAGTCCGTAGCGCGATCTTGAGGGATTCCCGAAAGCGGGCTTCTACTTCCGCTTCTTCTTCCGGAGTGAGTGCTTGCGGCGCTTCCGGTGTCTGCTGGGGCTTGTCTGCCTTGGACTTAGCCATAGCGTCACCTATACCACATCGGCGCTTCGCCTGCCCCACCACAGCCAACCCGGAAAGCGCGAGACATCCACCGCTGCCATGCGCCCGACGAAGTCTGCGAAGGGTTCGCGGATCAGGTAGACATCGACCTCGTCGAAATCCCAAGCCGCAGCGATGGCCCGGCAGAGGTTGATAGCCAGCGTCCACCGCTCGGCATTCGTCAGCGCCTGCACATCCACCCCGAGCACGCGATCATCACGCAACGCGGCGCCGTAGCCGTGCCACATGACGTTACCGATGAACGCGCGGGCGATGGCAAGCACGGGTTCGTAGGGCTTGAGGTCCGTCTGACCGTCCAGGCTGTCGAGGATGGCCTTTAACAGCCGTTCGACGACGGCGAAGCGGCAGGGGTTAGACCACGTCGAGAAGTCCAGCGTCGGTGGGTTCATGGGCTTGCTCCTTTGCCTGTCCATGGTCCGCTTGCTGCCTGTTTCTGTCACGTTTTTTATTTCAGATATACATATCGCGTCGCTATTTATAAGTTTCTGTACTGTAATTTATTGCCGTGTTATGTTGTTGACCGGATACCCGAAAAACCTACGCTGCGCCCGTGCCTCGCCCCCCTGCCAAGCGGCCTCAACAGGTAGCTCGCCCGAGTCTCGGGCCAGGGCAGGCTGACCGTCTGCGTCGCACACGGGAAACAAAAGGCTACAGTTTGCGCGACCTCGCTGCCGCCGCTGGTGTGACGACGGGCGCGATTCAGGCCATTGAGGCGGGGCGCAAGGGCAAGACAAGCTGTGAGGTCATGGCCTCGCTTGCGGATGCTCTCGGGGTTCCCCGAGGGTGGTTGGCGTTTGGTGGATAGGAAAAGTGAAAAATGGGAAAAACCGGTCAGGTTGCCGCTTCTTCATTGCCAAGTCAAGATCCAAATGCTAAGAGAGACGCCATGAGTAGCATGACGGTGTGCATCGCCTATGATGGCGAGGGATTGCGCGATGGAGCAACGCCGAACTCCATGAATGTGCGTGATTTAGCGCCAGCTCTTATTGCCTTTGCCGATATGTTTGAAGAATGCAATAAAGTGCTCCACGGCAACGAGGCGCCTCCTGTCAATGTTAAAATAATCCCAGATTTCCAACCTGGCTCTTTCGAGGTATATCTCAATATTGCGCAAGGGCCAATTAGAGACTTGCTGATGTGGTTTTCTGACGGACAGCCAGCAGGTCTTGCCAATTTGTTCGATATTCTGCTTGGGATTACCACCACTGGTACTTCTACTGCCATTGGCGTTTTTGCGGCCATTAAGTGGATTAAAGGACGAAGGGTTCAGAAGACCGAGTTATTGAGCGATGGAAATATGCAGATAGTTGTTGAGGGGGAGAATTTGATCGTTAGACGCGATGTTGCCACCGTCCTAAGCGATGCGCGGGTGCGCCAAGCGATTATGAACACACTGTTGCCATTAAGAAGAGATGATATCGATACGTTTGAAATACGCCTCGAACCCAAGAAAAAAAGGAAAGTACCATTACCGCCAATTGAGATTGTTCGCAAATCAGAATTGCTCATGTTTGAGCCCCCGCCCCCGGTCCCGGTAGCTCCGTCGCAGGTTGTTCAAAATACATATGTTCAGTCGTTTACGATTATTTCTCCAGTCTTCAAGGATGGCAACAAATGGCAAGTTTCAGATGGGACTAATAGCATTAAAGTAACCATTGATGATCCAGAGTTTATGGAAAGAGTAAATAGCCGTGAAATAAATTTTGCAAAAGAGGATATAATCATATGCTCAGTTCAACAAGAACAGACATCGAGTCCGGACGGACTAAAAACTACGTATTCAATTAAGAAGGTGCTTGAACACAAGCGCATACCCCGTCAGGTCGTTTTGCCATTCCCGATTGACCGGAAGTAGTTGCGCGCGTTACTTCCACAGCGCATCAAACCACAGCCCCCGCCCTGGCCTTCCCCTTCATGGGCTTGAGGGTCAGCCGCCGCCCTTCCATCTTGCCCAGTCCGCCCACGGTACGCTCGCCATCCGTGACCTTGCGGGTGTTGTACTTGTAGTCAAGTTCGGCCATATAGAGGCTCAGGTGCTTGCGGCCGACGTGATGGTGGGTGCCGTCCATGCTGCGCTTGCTGTTGCCGAAGAACCCTTCGGCGGTGTTCGTGGTCGCCAAGCGGCCAGTTTCGAGGTCGTGCCGCGCGTACTCTTCTTCCGAGTGGTTGACGGTCAGGTGCGACTTGAAGCGCTTGCCCGGTTCGTCGTAGATGGGGCTCTCGTCGGTGTTCAGGTGCGCCTTCTTCGATACGTGCGTCACCAGAACAGCGTTTACTTCGGCGCTGCTCACGCGATCGGCGCCGATGACTTGCGAGCGGACGTTGCCACCGCGCTCTACCACGCTCACCACGGCGGTCTTGTTGCCGACGTAGCCACGGCCCTTGCCGCGAGCCTTGCCGCCCACGTACATCTCGTCGCACTCCACTTCGCCCTTCAGCTTGGCCGGTCCCAGCTCGGCCATGGTGAAGCGGATGCGGTGGCACATGTGCCATGCGCTGCGGTAGCTGCCGATCTCCAACATGCGCTGAATCTGGAGGGCGCTCACCTGCGTTTTGGCAGAGGACAGGAGGTAGTAGGCAATCAGCCACTTGTTGAGCGGGATATGGGAGTCCTCGAAAATCGTTCCCACGGTCACGCTGAACTGCTTGCGGCAAGTCGGGATGTTGCACTGGTACAGACCTGCACGGTGCGCCTTCCCTTCCAGTTTGGTCGCATCGTTGATCGCGCCGCACTGCGCGCACACGACACCATCCGGCCAGCGGATCTCCTCTAGGAGTGCGCGGGCGGCTTCCTCGGTAGAGAACCGCTTCATGAGCGTGATCAGGGTGAGGTCAGCGGCGGCGGGGTGGGTTTTCGTGCTCGACATACCTACAATCTAGGCCCGTCGGTGTGCTTTGTCAAGTGCATAATCGCCCTAGGTTTTGGTTGGCCAGTCACCCGCACGAGGCGGTGCTTGCTGGGGCTTCCCAGGGCAATGACATCGCCCGCCCTTACACCGTCGTCGAACTGCGGGTAACACATCGTGACGATATTCGCGACACGGTCAACCCATCCATCGTCGGGGTGCGCGGCCTTCACGTCATTAGCCCTGAGCATCGTCCGCCAAGCGTCGAGCTTGGCTTGCTCGGCCAAACAGATATCGCGCCACGACTGGACGAATCGTTGCTCGCCGGAACAGAGGCCGATCATCTCTTTAGGTTCCATGAGTCTCCCCCGCCGCCAGCCAGCCGACGGTGCATTTCAGCGCCTTGGCCATCGTCACCACTGCATCGAGCGGCGGTAGATCGTTACCGATCTCCCACTTTGCGACTTGCGACTGAGCCACAAGGGCCACGCTGGCTAGTTGTTGCTGTGTAAAGTCTGCCTTGATTCTCGCCTGATAGAGACGAGCGGCGAAGTCTTTGGCGAGTTTCTCACGCCCTCTTGACTGCCCATTTTTCCGACCCGTTGGCCTGCCCATGGGAACAATCTATGCCTAGCCGCTTCTTTTGGCAAGAATTAAAAATTATCTTCGTCGCTGAGTGTCGATTTTATTATTTTATCATTGACACATCGCTCGCCCCGTTGCATCTTCTGTCCATGATCGCGACGCAAACCCAGACCACACAAACCGTAAAACGCCCCGGCCGCTGGTTCTTCTGCGCGATCGTCAAAGAGAGCGACACCCTGAAGCGCGGTGGGACCTCTGCCGCTCGCCGTCTCGCCGATGGCCGCTACGAAGTCCACAGCGCGGGCAAGAAATCGATACTGTCCAGCCAAGACGCAGCGCTTCACCTCAAGTCCGAGCGGGCGCGGGGCGAAGTGATGTACCTGAACGCTACCGAGGTCGCGGATGTTGATGGCGGGCGGTGGCAGGTGGGGAGTAACTAGATGCGCAACCTAGCCGGCAGAGCGGACTGCGACCGATTCATCACGAAGGAACTCCACAAGGCGAGCATCCCAATCGTCGCGGTCGATAGGACTGGGAAAGAAGTTTCCGCCAGTCTGGGCGGGCGACTCGGGTCGTTCACCTTCCATCGGGCTTGGTATTACTGGGTGGTTGAGGGGTTGGTGCCGCTCCATGTGGCTAAGCGAATGCACAGACATCGAGCGGGCAAGCGAGTCCGTGTTGCTGGTCACTGCGGAGCGCCTCATCCGAATCAATGGACCGAGCGCGTTCTGTCGAATGGCGGGCGTGTCTGGCCGAGTTCTCATAAGGCCAAATGGGATGAATTTGTCGCTAGGCATCCCGAACTAAAGAATAACGATGTTTTCAGCGACGATCCGGCGCTCGGCCAGCGCTACGTCACCAATTATCACATCGACACGGCGGAAGGTTTGCGCCTCTTCGCCAAAATGGTCCGCAGGTATGGGCTAGACGGGAGCACGAAATGACCGCTCTCAGACCACCACCGACGGACGCTCAGATCCTGATGACCATGCTCGCTCATTGCACTCGGTGCGGTGCGATTCACGATGGATACACTCCCTGTCTTCCTGGGGAGAAAACCCCAGCCGAGAAAGCCGGAATTCCGCCCATCAGCGAGAAGACGCAGGCAAAGACAAATGTCGTGAAAAACGATAAGGCGCGCAAGGAATGGCTGGCGGGGCTCAAGGATGGCGACATCATCGCGTCCGAAGATGCGCACGGGGTCCGAGTCGGAAAGGTTTCACGCTCCGGATATAAGCGCGGCGGTGAATGTTTCTGGCTGAATGGGGCTCGCTACACGGTGGCGACTGGCAGGAAAATTACCCGTCCCGGCTATTCGAGCACCCTGGCATGGTTAATACCAGCGACTGACGAAATAAAGCGGACGCACGACATTACCCAGAAGCGCGAGCGCATTATTGCCTCGTGCTCCCATTCCGGACTGCGCGCCTTCACTGACGCCCAGATCCTCGCCATCGCCGCCATCCTGTGGCCATCCGAGGTGCAATCGTGACCCCCACAACCATCGCCCACGCCACCCCCGCCTATCTCCCGCCGTTCTACGTGGCCTGGACCGAACCGGACGGCACGCGCAAAGCTGAGCGGTTCGCGTCTGAATTCGCCGCTCGGAAGGTGGCGGTTCGGGCGCTGGAAGCCGGCCGCACGCAGGTCTCGGTTCTGCCGGTGCGGCGGATTGGGGGTGGGGAATGAGTCTCTGGGACGAGATCAAGGCGCTCGGCAAGGGGGAGTTGATTCCCCAGCAAGAAGCCCGGCTATCGGACTTGCTCGGTCAGCAAACCAAGCGCGGCGATTCTCTGCGCCCGCGCGTTCAGTGCTGCAAGGCTGGCGCAGAGGGACTTGAAGCGCGACTTCACCGCCCGTACGACTCCAACCACTACCCGACTCATGAGGCGCCATATTGGGCAGTCGGGGTGCGTGGCGAGCATGAGTACGAACCGCGGCGAGTTCGGTTCTGCCCCTGGTGCGCCGCGGAAGTTCCCGGTCTCGTCAAGCAGCCAGACCCAGCCGAGCACTACACCTGCTACTCGGATGGTGGCTATTACTGCGACGAGTGCAGCGAACGGCTTCAGGGTTGCTTCTGTCTGCCTGCGGTCTGCGCTTGGAAGGTCAGGACATCATGAGTTTCTACCTCTCCCTCCCCGGCCCCCGCACCGTCAAACTCGCGGCCAGCACTGAGAACGGCGCGCGAATGGAAGCATCGACGAGCGGTGAGCACGCCAAACTGGTCACGTCGAGCGGACAGTGCGTGGCGACGTTGGTGGATGGGCGGTGGGTCGATGGGTTGACCGCGAGCGAGGATCGTAATGTCTAAACCCCTGGCATACCTAGAAGACGCAGAAGGTAAGCACGCCGTGCTCTTGCTTTCACGACCGAACGCGATCGGCCTGGTCGATGTCGAGTTTGACAGGACCGGAGAACGGCGGAGCGTGCCGGCGAGGTCGTTGCAGGCCAACAACGAGATAGCGGCAAAACTCCTGCGCGCGGCGGAATCGTTCGTATCTGTTCCGTCGATTCCCAAGCGCACCGACAGCTTTGATTCCGTCTTCTCATCTCTGCACGACCGATTGAGAAACGTAGGCGTTGAGCGGACAAAGCGGCCGGGAATCATCATCACCAGGACAACGGCCGGATCGTTGGTCGGCAATGCGTTTGGCGACTGTCCTGCCATGGTTCATGAATTCCGGCTGTTTTATTCTCGGAATGGCGATAACTACATCGTCAGAGCATGGCTCGATGAAGGACTTAAGAGCGTCAAGGACTGGGTATTGCAGCATCAGATATCACCGCTTTCCGCGCCGCTGGTGATGCCGCCCACTCCCAAGCCATCACCCCCCCCAATCCCATCACCGTCACGCGCGAAAGAAGTCAAGGCAACGATCCATCCGGTCCTGGGCATTGCCATGCGATATGTGAACCCCCTCCCTGAGCTTGAAACTGAATGCGGCAGTTTGTCCGCGGCGCGGCTACTCCTGCTTGACGCGAAACAGATTGAACAGCGTCCCGTTCCGGGAGCACTCATGGCGCTGGTCATGCGCATGCCAGACGGGCGAGATCTGATCGTGCATGCGGCCAAGAAGTATCTTCGCGACAATTCCCAGCAGTGGGTGATTGCCATGAACCAGGCGGAGCTTGCAGCAGAGATCGATCACGGCACCACAACCCGATGGGCCACTCGGGACGAGATCGCCATCGCGGCCGACGGTGACGCATGAAATCCCAGTGGAACCACCTCGACGAATTCGACGGCCAAGGCGCGATGCTGGCGCAGAATCAAAGCCCGTGGGTGCCGCTCTCGGTCACGATTACCGTCAGCCGGTTCGAGCGCGGACTTAGCGTGAAGACGGAAGATCGCGAAAGACTGCTAAGAATCTTGTAACCATTGGGCAGCCAAGGACTGCCCAGCAACAAGGAGAAACACATGAAGCCGTTTAGTTACCTCATCCTCGCCACAGCCATCCTCTTTGCCCCCAGCCTCTGCATGACCGGCTGTGGCCCGCAGACCCCCATCGGCACATTCGGCTATACCTACACCGACCCACCGCCGGACATGACCGTGGTCCCGCGCCTGAGCGTCGATGCCATGGGCGTGATCACCGACCGTCTGATGGACAGCCAAGCCTGCGTGTGGCTCTATAACAAGGCGTGCGAGAAGCGTTGCTTCCCCGTCGAGCCGATGTGGTCGGGGTGCTCGGCCGGGCCGCGGTGGTTCTGGTATACGCGCCAGGGCCTGACGGCACAGTTCAAGTGGGGTCGTCTGACGACGTGGCAAGATCCGAACTGTCGCGGTGAAAACACCTATACGATGGTCGATCTGACCTTCGTCACCGAGGACATGCGGCCCGCGGACATGCACGACTGCAAATACGAGTCATCGAGCTTCAGCCTGATCCTCAAGGACCGCAACTGGTACACCGCCGTCCCGAGCGACCTCCTGCCCGCCACGACGGCCGATTTACCGCAAAAACCCGCGCCGTAACGCCCTTTTCGTCTGAAGTTGGCATAGCTCTTGCCTAAAGCTTCGGCTTGGCGCAGACTCTTCTGCGCATGGCTGACGCGCGCACCGCCTACGTTCCCCTCTATGTCATCGCGGCGATCGTCGTCGTCGCTGCATCTATCCTCTGCCATGCCGGACAACTAAGCGCCGAATCGTGGCTACAGACGGTGCTCACCGTCTTGGCCATGCTGGGCGCGGTGCATATGCCGAGCCCCGGCGAGCTTGCGCGTCGCGTCGGCCCGGTCCTTGTGGCATTCGGCTTGCTTGGCGGCTGCGAAGGCCAGGGCCATGTGACGATGCGATGGCCGGGTCAGGCGAAGAGTCAGGTACAGACCGCAACGGTTTCACCGCTCGGTGGCACGGCCATTGACTACGCGGTGTTTACGCCCCGCCTCTCGCCGAGTTCCCCAGGCAAGAGCGTCATCTACAGCGACAGCCAGACCGGCAAGATCCGCATGCTCTCGACGACGGGCGACATCATCGAGGCGGGCATGGCGGACAAGGTCAAAACCTTTCTGTCGGCACCGCTGGCGCCCATTGAGGGGTCGGTTTACACGAACACGACCTCACACAAACTGTTTTTCTGGGACGGCACAGCGTGGCAGGAGATTGGCCAGCTTGTGAATCAGGTCCCGTCGTCGCGGCAGATCCTGACCACGGCCCCACTCTCGGGTGGTGGCGATCTGACGATGGACCGCAATCTGTCGCTGGTCCTGACGCCAAGCGGGGGCTTGCAGGTGAGCGGTGGCGGACTGGCGGCGCTGTTCGGTACGACGCTGGGCACAGTGACGCAGGGCAATGACACCCGACTACCGCCCACCCCATCGGCGCCGGGGTCCATCATCTACGATACGGGGCTGGTCTACGCGAGCAACCTCCCCGGCACCACAAGCGATGTGCTGCGCGGCGGGCCGATGCCGACGTGGGGACCTATCCCAGCCGCCGCGATCCCGAATACTACCGTTGTCGCGGGTTCTTACCCGATTGCGGGCCAGATCTCGACCTTCACCGTGGGCGCCGATGGCCGACTCACCGCCGCGAGCAGCACGCAGAACGGCGCGGGGCTGATCAACATCCAGGCCGCGACAGCGCTGTCTGGGATCGTCCCCATCGCCAACGGTGGAACCAACTCAGGGACCGCCCTTAGCAACAATCGGGCGATGGTCTCAAGCGGCGGGGCCATCGTGGAGAGCGCGGCGGGAACCATGACGACGGTCCTGCATGGCACATCGCCCCCCTCTTTCTCTGCGGTGTCGCTGACTGCGGACGTGACAAATACGCTCCCGATTGCCAATGGGGGCACGAATTCTGCGGCGGCGCTCCTCAATAACCGGGTGATGCTGTCCTCGGGTGGATCGATCGTCGAGAGCAACGCCTGCACGGCAAGCCAGGTGCTCGTCGGCGGAACACCTCCAGCGTGCGGAATCGCTCCCAAGGCGGCTGGCGGGTTTGGTCAGGATGTGTCAACTGGCCTGACCAACGGGCATATCGCGCACGTCGTCGCCAATGCCATCACGATCGGTGCGATGGCACTCACCGATCTTGTTGCGCATGCCAGCACGCATCTGCCAAGTGGCAGCGACCCGCTCACGACGGCTGCGGCGGTCGATACCGGGACAGCCAACTCTGCGGGCTCGGCAAACAGCTTCGCGCGTTCGGATCATGTCCATCGGGATGTGATTTTACAGACGGCAGAATTTCACCTGACCGCAGATTTTACGACCACATCAGGAAGCGCGGTCGATATCACGGGCGCCACGACCACTGTCACCACGCAAGCAAGCACAAAACTGGCAATTAACTGCTCTTTTTCCACATCCAATACAAGCGCCCTGGGTGCGACTACCAACATCCTGCTTGACATCGATGGGGCGACAGATAGCGGTGTCGCGCAGACCTTCCCGGCGCTTGCGAACTCGACGCAGGGCGCCAGCTTTGCGCGGCTCAAAACCGGACTCAGCGCGGCCAGTCATACGGTCAAACTCCGAATCTTTACATCGGCCGGCACGGCTCGCATCCGCCCATCGACAGCACCCAATTCTGAGCACGCTTCCTGCTACGTTCAGGAGACCCGCCTATGAGCAATATCACGCCCTCCCTGTCATTCCCCACGGGTATCCCGATCGGCCTCCCGGGCGGCACGGTCTCTGCGGCCCAAGTCACGGCGGCACGCGGTCTGCTATCGGGAACGGTGCGCGCGGGTTCTGCGGTCTATGTGCTCTTGCGTTGGAATGAGGGGCTGTCCAGGTGGGAAGCGGTGAAACTGACCGCGCTGGCGACCGTGAGCGTGGAACCGGATATCCGCTTTGCCGATGGCACGGCCTCGACGGAGTTTGCGGCGATTCCGGGGTCCTACTATACGGCGCTGCTCAACACCAGTCAGCCAGATGGAAGCGCGGCGAACCTGATCGGGCTTGATATCGCGAACGCTGGGACCGCGAGCGGTGGTGGAAGTAGCACGGACATCTTCCCGCTTACGCGCACCCTCTTTGTGGACAGCGGGACCACAACGCCGCTCGCCGATCAGGACGGCCAGGAGTGGACGGCCTATGCGAGCGAAACGCAATTCGCTGCGGGACTTTCCGCGATGCCAGCCAGAAGTCTTGTGGGGCTTGTGATTCGGCGGGCGAGCGGGGCAGATTTCACGCTGCCATCCGGTCAGATCACCGTTCTGCGTGGTGAGGTGCGGCTACCGACGCTCGGTAACATCACGCGCATGATCGGCGGTGGCGGGGTATCCGTTTCCTTCTTCCGCAATTGCGCGTTCGCGAGCCTGACGCTTCAGGAGGAACCGGGGGCGCCCCCTGCGGCGGTCGCGCTGGAAAGCGCCAGCTGCGCTGGCCCCATCATGCAAATCGGCAGCGCCAGCACGCTCAATTTGCTGATCGGTGGCACTGTTCCGAATGCCTTCTTGGGCGGCCCGGTTCCGAATGCATCGGCCGAGATTGGCGGAGATATCACGGTCACGGGAATCATCCAGGCTCTGAATACGGAATTCCTACCAGGTTGTTCGCAAATCAATTGCCAGCGCTTCATGAGCCAGGGTAGTTCAGGACAGTTCGACCTGAACATTGCCGGCACCGAGGCGGAGTTTCGATTCTTCACCTGGACGGCGAACGGCAAGACGATCACATTCACCGGAAGTCCGGGCATCGTCTATCTCGACGCGGACAGTACATACAACTTCTGGCGACGCGGGGTGCAAGTCGTCAACGGAACCATCGCCCCCTATGTCGAGTTGCAGTCTCCAGATTGGACGCTGCCGGTTGGCGTCACCGAGGGGCAACTTCTCTATATCAGCGGCGCGAACTCGCTGGGCCTGGCCATTGCCGACGATGCGACCAGGGTCGATCTATACGCCGTCTTTGCGAATCTCGCAGCCTCGGCATTGCTCGCGGGTTCGCTTGAACGCTATGTGCGATTCAAGACGGGACTGACGCTTGTGGAGGGTCAGCGGTGGTGGCTGTCCACGGATGAGGCGGGGAGTGCGACCAACGTCGAACCTGTGGCGCCCGCAGAGACGGGGAACTTCGCGGCACCCGGGGGGTTCATTCGGGATGTCAGTCGGTATGCAGCAGAGAACCTTGCGCTCTGCTCGTTTAATCCTGGCCCCGTGGGAGGTCCGCTATGAGCAAGCCTGTTGCCTATGTGGGCGGGAAACTCAAGACTGCCGATGATGGCAGCGCATTGGCCATCCCGGTAGCCAATCTGGTTGGCGTACTCCCAGTTTCCAAGGGCGGTACAGGCAGCACGACCGGAGTGCAATATGGTGGCTTGCCAGACGGCATCGCCGTCACCTTCCGCTATCGCAATGTAACCGCTGGCTCGACGGACATCGCCACGCCGCTCGCCGGCAACGATGTATCGAACAGCTTCACGGGGATTTCGTCGCCGGACATTCCTCGCACAATCAACGTCTTTTTCCAGGCCAACTGGACGGGCGGCGACATCACGCTCCATGGCACCGACAGTCAAGGGGCATTCACCGAGACGATCGTCTACGTCCCATTTATTGGCGCCTATGGAGTTGATACCACCCGCGCCTTTACGACGTTCACCGCCGCCGAGAAATCCGCGGTGGGCGGTACGGCGGATACCTGCTCGATCCGCATGGGGGATTACCTCGGGATTCCCGTGGGTCGGCCCGTGGGAGGTCCGAACGGCTGCGTCGTGGTCATTGTAGATGATGTGCTCGATCCAAATCCGGCACTCGGGAATATCCAGAACCCGGTACCCGGGGATCCATCATTCCTGCCCGACACACCGCCCAACGACTTGCGCGACTACACGTATTCCACCCCGCTCGGTAACTAGGAGATCCCCATGGCCCAAGTCATCAAGCCCCTCGCGCCCTATCCGGCCGACACCGCAGACACGACCGGCGCCACGCCCATCGCCATGCTCTCTGGGCTCACGACCACCATGGGTGGCGTGCTGTGCGACAAGACGGATATGGTGGTGCTGCTGACCGCACAGGCAGACCCAGCTGAGAACGGGCCGATCTATGTGAAGTCTGGTGCCTGGGTTCGCGCCTACCCGGCGACCACGCAACCGGCCGCGGTGTTGGTCAAGGACGGTACCAACCACGGCATCTGGACCAGCGACGTACCGGACTGGACCACCAAACCCAGTACCTGGACGCAGCGGATGTAGAGATGACCATCCCCGAACCCGCATGGGGCGTTATCACAGCAGCGGTCGGCGGCTTCTTTAGTTGCCTGCTCGCGTGGATCAGGCGTCGTCGCCGCTGCAAGGCGTGCGAGGCGCGGAAGTCGAACCCGTCCATCGCGGGTCCGCTTATCTTGCTGCTGCTCTCGTTTGCTGGCGGTTTGGCGCTGTCGCAACGGCAGCCGGAGGTGCTGTTCGCCAAGAAGTTGCCGCCGGTCAAGCGCGTGCCGCCCCAACACACCGCCGACGAGTGCGAAAAGACGCAGGGGTGCAAGTGGAAGAACGGCGCCTGTCGTTGCACGGCCGAAGACAAGGTGACGCTTGTGCCACGTTCGGCATTCGGGAAAACCGAGTGGTCGATGTGGGAGATTGACTCATTCCCCGCCCGCCCCGGGTCGTGATATCATCGCGGCATGCAGTCGCTCAGGGGGGAGATTCTGCGTGCGCAAAAGGCCATGGACTTGCTCCTGCGCGATCATCCGTCCAGCGACTATGAAAAGTTCGTGTTCGCCCAGAAGACGCGGGCGATTGCGAACCGGCTGATCGGGGCTATCGACGAATCAACGGCGCGGCTGTTTGAGCGGGCGGGGCGCGGGATATCGGGCGAGCACCGGAAGGTGGAGTAGCGCCTACTCGGCCGTTATCTTGCCAGAGGGAAGCCTGGAAAATATCAGCGCCACAAGTTCAGGGTTCCCATCGGCGAGCAGTTGCTTCTCAACCTCTGGGCAATGATCGCCGGCCCGTTTCTGGCAGATGCAGCGATAGATCTCCTGCCGACTCTCATCGAGCGCCCGCACGGTTGCCCGACTGACATTGTGGACGTTGCTCATGGTCTCTCCTTGATCTTTGATGTACCCGTTTCGCTGTAGAACTCGCTCCGCTTCCCTGTCCGCATCCTGCCGCCAGCCACCCTCCACGACGCGCCCCTCTTCCGTAGATTCGACATGATCGCCGCACAGTTGAAGGACCCGCAACGGGAATCCGCCCAGTCTGTTGAACACCGCGGCCTGTTTCTCGCCGACGCGCAAGAGGTAGTCGTGATTGCGGATGGTGAGATGGTGAGCGGTATGTAGGTCATTTGCTTTTCTCCAGCATGTGCTTCGTGGCCTCGTCGATGCACTTCGGACACGGCTGGTATCTGCCCTGGCTCACGAGTTCCATGAATCTCCACGCATTGGTGGTTGTCCTGTCGTCTCGGTAGATGCGTCGGCCGCATGCCGTCTTCCTTTTGCGTTCATAGTGGAGTTGGATCATCGCGGCTCCAGAATCCGTCTCAGTCGCCGAGTCGCCGCGCCTCTTCCTCATAAATACTTCCCTTCGCGGCAATGCGAACGAGATCCGCTAAACGAGCGTCGCCCGCCATCTTCCGGCACGCCTTCCCCTTCCGCTCTAACTCCGCAACGAACTCCAGCGCCTGCTCGATGATCTGGGCCTGGGCGTTGATAAGTTCGGCGGCCTCGTGGATAAGTGCCTGCTCATCGGCCGAGAGAGGAAACGTCGCGGCCATGCGGCGGAGCTTTTCGGGAAGCCTATCCACCATCGGACTCCTTTTTGTCGGCGATCTGCATGTATCCGTGACACTCGCAGCGACAATGGCCGCACTCCGGCTTGCACTTGGGGCACCGGCTATATGCCCTAAGCAGCGCCTCTTTCTCCGCCCGCGCCTGCTTAAGGGCGGAGAGGAGGAAGCCGCGATGCTCGTGAACATACAGGCCGAAGTTCAGATCAATATCCGCAAGAAATTCATCGTTATCCTCGGCTACGTGCGCCTTCCCGATATTGGCCAGTTCCGCGGCCTCCAGCGGTCTCTCGTACGCGGCGAGGGCGGACTTGAGGCGGGAGACCTCTTCATCGCGGGTTGCCAGTTCGCGATCGAACTTCTCAATGGCCTGCATGGTAACGGCACACACTTCCTTCTGGCCGCGCTTCCAGTTCTCGATCTCCACCGCCTGCTTGGCTACGATGGCGAGTAGGGTGGCGCGCTGACGATGGCATTCATTTGCATCGCCACCGGACAACCCTTGCTCGCCGTAGAACGCGTCCACGATCAGATGCTCGCGGCGGATCGATTCCACCTCCGCCGGCACCGCGGAGTCAATCGCGGCGAGGCGGTCGAGCATGCCCGCTATCTGTTCAGCCTCTTCCTTGGTGGCTACGATGAATCCGTTATGCGAATCGGCCGCGCAGATCCGGAGTCCCTCGGCAAGGTCCTTGAGAGTGGTCATGACTGTTGTCCTTTCAATGCCGCCCGTTTTGCCCTGAACACCTCAACCATCCGCTTGCGATCGACCTCGACGCAGCCGGCGCGCAACGCTCTGTCTCTGCGCCCGCCGAAGATGTCGAAGTGTTCATGCTCGGTGCCGGCCTTCTGTAGCCACTCGGGACGCATGTCGATCTTGCTGGCGAACTCCATAAGCTCTCGGTGTCCAGCTTCACCGACAAGATCAGAGACCATGTGCGAGCAGCCTTTGAACTTGCCGTGGTAGTCAATTGCTGCGTCGGTGATGATCATGGCGTCACCTTCGGGGGCAGCGGAATCGTGTGAAGTTCGTTGAGAGCGTCTTGGTGAGCAAGTGCATACGTGGTCCCCTGCAATCGCCGCGCCGCCTCAATAACTGGCTCGCACTCGGACAGGCGGGCGCGGAGATATTTGTTTTCCTTGCGCGCGTTCCTTCCGCATTCAGCGCGGTCTTCGGCATCCTCCGCTAATCTTGATAAACAACGCATGCACTTGCCGCATGCGGGGTCCAGGGGCGATGTGCCAGGCTTGCCGCAGTCGCGCAGCCGCCCAGCCTCCACGTCCTTGGCCGCAAGCTGGGCGCGCAGGGAGTCGCGTTCCTTGCGAAGTGCGTCCGCCTCCATCCATGCCGCATCCCGCGCCTCATACAGATTTAGGATGTTCGACTCTAGATCGCAGTTATCATCCCACGCTGTACTGAGCGCTGCCTTGGCCAGCTTGAGCGTGTCATCGCGCTCCGACAACGCCCGCTCACATGACGCAAGCAACTCCTTCGCCTGTCGCGCGGCGATCTCAGAGAGTCCGAGATCTTGCCGAGCAGAGGTCAGTTCCCGCTCCTTGTCGGCGAGGGCGGCTGCGTATCGACGGCAAGACTCTCCGCGCGCTGCCGCGGTCTGACGCGCGAGACGCAGATCAGACACGACAAGTCTGGCAAGTTCGGCGTCTCCTAGATGAATCGCCGCGCTGTCGGCTTCGTAGGCGCTGAGCAAAATGGCTCGCAGTTGGTCGGTGTCCATACTCACACTGTCTCCTGTCCGCACGACTCACAGCGCGGTGTTGATTCCTGTTTTGCCTTCCGAATGGCTGCCAATTCCTGCGCTTCCCATCCGGACCCATCTTGCAGCCAGACGTTCCCAATACCAAATCCAAGTCGCAGAACCCGACCGTTCGAGCGGCGCATCAACTCCGCTGTCTCGCCCTCTGCGATATAGATTCTCTCGCTCACGTCGGCTCCTTTGGGTAGCCCGGCAGATCTGTGATTTGTCTGACTCCGCGTGGATTCCAGCGATGGCCGCAGCCACGACACATGCCAGACACGCAAACGATATCGCCCGGCCTGCCCTCGATTCCGTTGGGGTCGAGTCCCTTGCTCTCTGACTGCTGAAACGAGAACGGCTGCTCGTAGATCTCAGACCACCAAATCGCGAAACTCTTGCACTTCGGACATGGGAGCAATCGCACCCGCTCGCCCGTGCTAAGCAGCGTGACCGGAGTTCCTCTCACGACCGCTCCTTGGGCGGCGGGGGAAGGGGCTGCCAGTGGGTGGGATTGTAACTGTACGTTCCGGACACCATGCAGGGAGAATCTAGGCTCCTGTCCCAAAACATCACGCGCGCATCCTGAACGCCGGGGTCCCAGGCAAGGAAATGCGTCCCATCCCTGGGCGCCCCCGCGATATCACGCCATACCTGCGCCGTTCGCTCCATCTGCCACAGTGCCCGATCGCGTTCCCTTCGCACTGCTGTATAATTGACCCTCAACTCCTCGCACTCGCGGCGGGCTGCGTCGCGTTCGTCCCACGCCTTCGCCAACTCGGACGCCCCCAGGCGCGTGCATTTTCCCCTCAGCAGCCGCACTTTCTCGCGCAGACATAGGACTTGCGCCGATCTGGAATCGTCCGACTCGCACGGGCACGCCTCCGTCAGCGCGACGTTGTGGGGACAGGTCATTGGTGAAGTCCTCCCTTGCCCTTGCACCAGCGGTCATAGGGCGGAACGGGCTGGGTCCAGCGAAATTCCGATGGCGCCACGCCAAGCATTTTACCGTTCGTTGCACGCACGGTGGCGGCGCCCTGTGGGTTGAAGTCGGCCACATATATTCCAGGCTCCGCGACGGTAATCGGTGCATTGAGCATCATGAATGCCGACAGACCGCCTTGCACGGGCTTGGGTAGGTAGATCTGCCCCAACGCCGGCTTGCAGTGTGGACACCCAAGCCAACCGCCGCCGCTCTCATTAGTCCAGTTATCCCCGCTCATGACGGCTCCTTTGTCTTCGCGTCCTTCAACTCCATCGCCAGCCTCATCCGCTCAGCCTGCGACGTAATCAGTTCATCGTGGAACCGATCCCGCTCAATCGCCGTCTTGTTGAGCGCTTCCCGGCACGTTGCCAGTTCCTGTTCGAGGCGCGCGATCGTGGCTGCGGCTTGCTTCATCTTCTCGACGATGATATCAGCGTTGATCATACGTCCTCTTGATTTCTTCCGGTCTTCGGATGTACGCGATCGTGGACAGGCTCCGGTTTTTCTCCCGACTCTGCTGTGCGACCGCATCCCGCCGTGCCTGCTCGATGGGCTGGCGTCGGGCCGCGCACTGGTCGATGATGGCTTGCTGGGCGGCGGTCATATCACAGCCTCCTGTTCGGCCTTCATTGCCGCTTCATCCCACGGTGCCGGACTTGATAGATACGCAACCGCATGAGCCGCATCGGCTCGCTCCTTGGGCGATATCCGTCTATCCGTCGCGGGTTGCACGAACCCATCCAGCGACTTCGCCAGCGCCTGTTCTGGGGTCAGTGCCGTGTCAATCCAGTGCGGCGCCTGGTGTGCGCAGGCGTAGTCGAATGCCGCGACCTTGCCATCGGCCAGCAGTTTGAACGCGAGCGCCGACGTAGCCCGATGCAGACGGTTCTGCGCGACCGTGGTCACAGATGGCTCCCAACGAAGAATGCCGCTGTCACCAGACCGAGCAGGCCGATACTCACGGTCAAGTAGGTCATCTCGAACGCGGTCTTGTGCTCGGACTCTTCCTGTTTGGTGCGCTGGACAGGTGGATCTGTAATCGGACGCAGACACCAATCCACAAGGGCATCTTTGCGGTGTTGGCTCTCGATCCACAGCGCCAGCAGCACGATTGCTCGGAGCGTTCCTTTTGCGCTCAGCGGTGCATCGGCCGGGAATACCCACTCTGAGAATGGCCAGAGGATGTCAGTGGCCATGAACCACACAGAGAACACGCCGACCATGACCACGGTCAGTCGCATCCAGCATGCCCGAGGCACCTCTTTGGTAGTCTCCCAGGCTTCACGAATGGTCATCATCTACTCCATCTCCGGCGCTTCGAGTTCGAGCACGAACCGAGTGCCGCACTTTTCACATCTCAGCACCCGGATGCAGCAAGAACACCGGCCCTTCTCTTCGTCCGCGGTCGGCTCAGTCTCAGCGACCGTCCCGCCGCACGAACAGGTCGCACGCTCAATCGGCCGCATGTTCCACCTCAGAAATCTGCTCCGTCTCCGGATGCCAGTCACCCGGTTCATCTTCAGAGGGCAGCGGCAGGACGGAGACCGGCAATATTCTGTCCCTGCATTGAATCAGTCCCAGATAGTCGAGTCCGGGTTTGCGTGGAAGTCCATGCCCGCACTCGGAACCATCAGGACACGGGCGCAGTGATTGGCTCACGACCCCACCGCCTTCCTGACCGCGTCGAGGTCGCCGGTTGCGAGGGCGATGCGGACCCTGGCCAACTTCTCCCCTTGCTTGGCCGCGGTCTCTTCTGCTTTCTCTGCACGCTCGCGCTGTTCGTCGCACCGAAGAGATGCCTCGATCGCTCGTCGATTTACAGATGGCCGGATGCCATCAATCTTTCTACGCAACCGCTCGATATCTCGTTCTGCTGATTCTGCTCGGTGCTCCATCACGGCGGCATGCTTCTGAATGCTCTTGATTACGCGGGCGTGTTCGTCCCGTTCGGCCTCCAGTTGTCGAGTCAGGAGCGCACACTCTTTGCACGGCGCCATGGCAACCGCTCCGATGAGTCGGCCCGCGTCGTTCAGCATCCGAAAGCGTTCTTCGGTCAGGCGCTTGACTTCGGCGGCGAGATGGTCGCACTCATTCGCCATGCCCGCGAACTCTCGCCATTCCGTTATCGCATATTCTGCAATCTCTCGGCGTTCCTCGGGCGTCAATGGCTTGTCGTCGTCGATGTCCGCGTGGCCATCAAATCCATAGACCAGTCGATAATTACTGGCCGCGCTTTCATCATAGAGCAACCCAAGCACGCCTAGACATGCGTAGAATTCACGGCCAGAGGTCAAGCGGTATCCTCTTTCGGTTGGCTGCATTGGTCTACTCCGTCAACTCGCGCAGTTTCTTGGCCAGCGCCAGATCGCGACTCGTCGCCAAACTGGCTGATCCAAGTTCCTGAGCATACTCCCGAACTGCCCGCAACTTCGCGGCGAGCAGGGGCAGGAGGGCGCGGGACTCGGCAATGAACGCGGCGTCATTCCTTCCAACGTCGTTCGTTATGGTTATCTGGTCAGCGTCATGGACGTGCCAATAAGTATCGTCGAACGTCCATGGACCTTTCGATGCCAGCCGATCCAATTCCTCCGCGCGTTCGATGCAGTCCATTACCACCGCTCCATCTCGTTTTCATAAGCCCGCTCGGCAGCTTCTTGTGCGGCCTCGCGATAGTCTCTCTGAAGCGCTTGAAATTGGCGATTGTACTCGGCTTGGTCGATGCGTCCGTTGCGGAGATCATCGGCGAGCTGTTCCTCTTCTCGATCGTATTGGTTCATCAGAACATCCCCACTTCCGCATCCGGTGCAATCGCGGCGCGGAACGCTGCCGGGTGCGTGGTCACATCAGCGAGCATCGACAGCGCCTGCTCTTTGGTGGCATCGAGTCCATGCAATCCGCCGCGTGGCGTCTCGCTGGTTTCGTTGAAGATGGCCGTTACGCTGGCCTCGCCCCGGTTGATCGTCATCATCACGCGACCGGCGCAGCCCCAGACTAACACTTCAACATCACCGATCCTAGCCTTGTGTCCGCGATGCTCCGAGGCGCTGTAGTAATCTTGCAGCCAGTCGCCCCAGACGAAGATCCCCAGGGTTTGGACGGCTTCCTGAATCTCGTCCGTGGCGCTGGCGATCTCTCGGAAGTCGGCGGCATATTTCGCTTTGCCGTCCAAGCGCGCACGGATGTCTTGCCGCTGGCTCGCGCGGTCTTCAGATTGCATCCATGGCTCGGTCAGGATTCGTTCGTCCCCGACAAAAAGAGCGGCCGGAAGTGTGATGCGATTGCAGAGGCGCTTGGTCTTGCGATACTGGGCCATCCGATCGCACAGATCGCAAGCGGGGCACTGTGTCTTGACCAGCACGGGTTCCTTGCCCTTGTCCTGCCGGAAGTGCTCAACCCATCCCTGACTCGCGTCACCTTGGCAATCGTCGCAGGTTTTCTTCTCGTCGGATTCCATCATTTCACCTTTGGCGTGGTGGTCTCTTTGTCTCGATACCCAGCCACCCAGTACGGATATCCATTTGAGCAATTGACACCCGCCATCATGTGGACAAGCTCGACGGGCTTTCCGTAGTAGGCGGACAGATATGCCTCATAGAACAGCGCGGACCGCTTCGGTGCATTCGATGACATCGCCGCCTGCCGCGCTCGTTCCGACTTGGCATAATCCCATTGCTGGAGACGGTCCGAGTAGACGTAGTTCAGCCCAGGATGTCCGCGGTCATCGCTCGGGGGACCGAAAACCGTCTGCGCCTTCCATTCGACTTTGTTGTTAAACCTGTCGTCGGAGTAGTGCGGATCGGTATTGAGCGGCACATCTTTGTCCGGGGTGCTCGCCACTCTAGGACGTGACAACATGTAATCACCATAGATGTCCATCATTCCCCGTCCTTTCCCTGCGCCGTTTCTTTCGCAATCGCCGCCCGCAAGGCCGCGATGAACGCATCTTCGTTCGCAGCAGAGCCCGCCGCGATGACACCACCCGTGGGGTCGATAAGTCCCGCCGGCAGGTCGCCCCAGAAGATCATCGCATTGAACGGCGGCACGTTTTCGATCTCTTCCTGATGCGGGTTCAGTTTCAGGTGCCACTTGTCGTCAACGCGGCACGCCCACAGACCAGGGAACCGATTGAGCGCCTGAAGCCCGCGCGCCAGGGCGAGGTCGGCTATCAGGGAAAAGGCCAGGGATAGTGTCATCACGCATCTCCTCGGTAGTACGCCTTGACATCCTCGAAACTCGGCCGGTGATTGCGCTCGGGCCGGGACTTGGCGAAGTCGGCGCGAATTGCAAACCGTCGGCCGCGATTCCCGATCAACTCATGGCCATGGATCTGCTCAATGACGCCCCGTGCCTCTTCCTGGCTTCGGCACATCAGGAACCCGCTGCCCTTGTGGGTTCGCGGCGGATGGCGCGGGGCGTAGATATTGTCCAGCGTCCAAAAGGAGTCTGAGGCGCAGTCCTCCGCGGCATCGACGTTATCAGGCGTCGCTGTCTCGACCTTGTCTTTCAGAAGCCTGAACCGACGAACGGCATGCGCCGGAGAGATTCCCAGAAGGCCGGCGATGGCATCGGTGATCTGCTTCTCAGATAACTCATAGGGCAGATTACCCACGAAGATGCTCCGCGACGGCTCCGAAAGCCGAGCCGCCATCGTTGCCGGTCGCTCGCGCTTTTCTGTCAGTCGCTCGCCCGTCTGATGATTGATGCCGCACCAGCAAGAGGACCATTCGCGCATGCGGGCGTCGTGGGCCTTGGCGTTCGCTTCATCGTGCAACCGCTTCTTTTCCGCTTCGACGCGCACGACTTCCGCTAGGCGTTCTGCGCGCAGAGCTTCTTGGACCATCTGCTCTTGTTCAAGCAGCGCTGACTTGGATGGGCGGCTCATTCGCTGTCCTTTCCCGCGCTTGGCAGTTTGCCAACGTCTTTCAATCCGTTCTTGATCGCCGCCTGAATCACCCAGGACAGCGAGCGGTCTAGGCGCCTCGCTTCGGCCTCAATCTTCGCCCGCAGCGATGGCGGCCATCTGAAACTCGTAACCACCGGACTGTCCGTTTTCTGTTTCATTAAGCGTCCTTAAGCACAATGCTTATCATGGGTCGTAAACGGGCGTCAACAAAAATCGCCCGCCGCTTAAATTCCCGCGCCCATCGTCGGACAGGCGCGGGTGGGTGGGTTAGCGCCTGCGCAACTCGTCGAGGCGGCGGATGTAAAGCTGCGACATGGCGGGCGGCGCCTTGTCCTTGATCGCGGCCCAGGCACGGTCCAGGGCATCGGCGTCGGTCGGTTCGGCGAGCGCGGCTTCCATGGACTGGAGGTCGGAGGGGGACAACTCCGGCTCGATCTTTGGCGCCGGCTGCGTCCCGGTCGGCGCCTGCGCGGTCGGCTGCAAGAGATAGATCTCGGGCCGCTTCCGGCGCGGGCGCTTGATGCTGACTTCGATCGTGGAAGTGAGCGCCGGAGAACCACAGACCCGGATGCCGCCCTTTTTCTCTTTTCCGAACATCACCGACGGGTCATAGGCGATCGTGATGAGCTTGTCCGTCCACTTGGCATAATCACGCCCATGGATGTTGGCCGTCAGCAGGGCGTTGGTCTTGTTCCAGACCAGTTGATTCTCCTCGATCGCCCCCGTCTTCTTGTTGCGCATCTTGACGGTCAGGATCGCTTTCAGCTTCGCGTGACCGTCATCGTCTTCGAGTGGTTCTCCGACCATGGACACGATCTTGACCGTCGTCGGTCCTTCGAGCGTGACGCCCTTAACGAAACGACCCGGATACAGTTCTTCGAAATCAGGCACGGTTCACCTCTTTCCCTGTGACTTCCCACTCTTCATCTTCGCTCATGAGCACATACGCGGGCGCGGACAGCATCTGCACGCCTTCATATCTGCCCGGCCACTTGTCGCGTTTCTGGCACTCGACAAGCAAGTCCATCAACTTGTCCACCTCTTCCTTGGCCGCATATCGCGTCTCCGCGCACGGCTCGAACATGGATACATCATGTGGCTCATCCGATTCCACCGCCGCGAACAGAAACGGGATGTCATCCGGCTTCTTGCCCGTCGCGTGCGCCAGCCCCATCGAGTAGAAGTGCGCCTGATGGAAGTATCCCAGGTGCCAAGCCTGACGCCCGAAGTTGCGCAGTTCCCCCGAGCGCGTGCTTTTCAGGTCTAGCAGCAACTCCTCGATTGTGATCCAGTCCGCACGCATCTTGCAGACCAAGCCCGTGCGCTCATCCGTCCAGACGATCGGAATCTCGGCCCGGCCACGACTCGGTGCGATGAACTGGCGGGCGCAGGCATTCGTCGCGATGGCCTGCGCGCAACCAAGTGCTCGCGCTTCCTCTTCCGGGTCCAGAATCGTAATAGACTGCGCCGCCATCTCTTCTTGGAAAGCGATCCAGTTCTTTTTTGCGCCCTCGCCCCTGGTCTTGCTCTCGCGATAGACCACGAACCGTTCGTCATACTTCTCGGGCTCGAACACCAGCGTATGTAGCGCGGACCCGGTACGGAGCGGTGGCGAACTCTCGCGCTTGGCCGTTAGCGCGTGCTTGTAGTGCAATGGACTCTTGCGCATGTGGGCAAGTGCGGACCATCGCACGCCTGGGTGCGCGTCGTATTCTTCGGGGGTAATTTCTCCGGGGTAGCGCATTAGCCACCCCACGGAGTGAGCACGCTGACGCGCTTGGTCCAGATCTTGTAATACTTCACATATCCGTTCCGCTCACTGCCGAGAATCTTGACCCATCCATAACCGTCGGCCGCGTGGTAACTGGTGTCGAACCGTGACCTTGACATGCTATCTCCTGTGTTTACGAACCGACCGCCGCAACCTAAGACGCCCCAGGAACTCGCGACGCATCCGCAGCCATTCGGAGCGCGACATCTAGCCCTCACCTCTGTCAGTCTCAAGATCTCTGATGCGCTCCCGGGCAGCTTCTAGATCTGATTCCAATTCTTCGATCTGCTTTGCGAGATTCTTGATTTCGTCTTCCTGGCGTTTGGCATACTTCGCGAGAGCATCGCCGACCGATTCAACATCGTCGGCATCATCGAGTTCATAACGTGCCATCGTTCTCCTCCGTCCGTGGGTCTAACAAGCCCGCATTGCCCGGCGGGTCCGGGTTGGGAGTTCTTCCGCCTCCCGATCGGCTATGTGGCCTCCGCTGCCCCACCTATCCGGGTTAGGCTTTCCCTGACACACTCGGCAGTGTCAACGCCGGGCCCGCTTCTACTTGCGATCCGGCGGGCGCGGTCTTGCTGCCACTCGATGAAGTTCGTTCACAATTTATCGAGGCGGACTCACGCACGTTTCCCTCTCTAGGCGTGAACTACGAATCCTCTCGACGCGGCCCAACCGTGTTCCCATTTCGAGTCCGCCCGCAATCTGCTGGCCTTACCCGCGCCGGGGATGCTCCGGACTTACTGGCTATCTTGCCGCGGGATCGGGCGAGTAGAGGACCCTACAGGGTGAAGACCCCATGAGAGTCGCATGCTCAAGTGGATGAATCGTCGGCGCCTCCTGTGTTTTCGACCTGGGTGTCATAGGCCCTGTCGAATCTGCGGCTTATATCGCTGGGCGGACTATTCCGGCCAGCATTATCCGTTCTCTTTAACCCACTCGCGGATCTCGCGTTCCGTCCGACAGCCTGACCTGATGGCTGCCTTGATTAGTTTCTCCGAGCAACCGAGCGCGATGGCCAGCGGTGCGACCGCGATGCCTGCCACGGTCCCGACCACTTCGCCGGCCGCCTCAAGGATATCACCGAACAGTCCCATGTTCACTCCTTTGCCACGCACTCCGCCCTCAACTTGGCACCGAGGGCGTAAAGGTCCGGATCATCGCGGCGGTCCTGCCCTTGTCCACTGAATGCGGCATGCAGCGTTTCAATATCGTCGGCGGTCAGGCCAAGCGCCATGCATGCCGCCTTCACCAAGACGCCATCAGCATCCATGCAGAAAGTCTTCAGAAGGCTGACGCTTCCGTGACACCGCGCGTCGCCAGTGCGAACCGGATAACCGCGGCGTTCGGCTTCGGTAATCGCCTCCCTGCACAACCGCTCGACCTCGGCGAGTTTATCGGCCGTCATCATGTCCTCCCGCAAGCACCATGAGTTGTTCCGCCAGCGTCTTGAGCGCGTGCCGAGCCGCCGCCAGTTCCGACTCAAAGCCGGGGTGCGCGTTTAGGTCCAGGCCCAAGCCCAGTTTATAGGGCGCGTTGTCGGTGGTCCCGCTCGCGTCCACGCACCAGTACCAGCGCGTGCCGATGAACCTGCCGGCGTCATAGTTGCGCGCCTCGCTGAGATGGAATCCGCAACGGCGCGCGATGCTGAGCGTCATCGTCTCGGGGGCCGCTGCGAAGTCGCGCTCGAACGACGGATTGTTGCGAACGCGGAGGCCGGGTTCTGTGCGGTCCATCTTACACCTCCCCCAACTTCGCAATGAGCGCCTCGACCTGAACCGACTCCATCTTGGCGACCTTGCCACGCAGCCCTTGTAGCAGAGCGTCCGCCCGCTCGTTCAGTGCCTTGCGCTCGTTGTGGAAGCGCCACTGCTCGGCATTCTCGGCCATGGCTTGGTCTGAGTAGGGTTCGATGCTGCCAGTGAACCAGGAATCGCGACCGCGCACCTTGCCATCTGTGTCGCGCTCCTCTCTGCCATCGAGGACCATCCACTGTCGCACGTCCCCGCCGCAGATCTTGGTCACGGTGCGGACTTGCAGTTTCGCCGGCTCGATCATTCTGCTGTCGATTCGCTCAATGACCTTGTCGCCGACGTTCAGCGTGAACGGTTGGTGTCCCCAGGGCTTGATGGTGATGTCGGTTCGCATCTTACTCCTCCTCGTACCGCATCGTCGGGTGATACTGCGACGCGATACCGGGCGGGTCCGCGGTCACAAGCCAGAGCGCGAAGGCTTGCAGTTGCTTGCCCGAGAGCGATGGCATGCCATCCTCCCACAGAGGGCCATCATCTGGGTCATGTTCTCCCTTGCTATCAACATCGCCCTCGCAGTACGCGAACGACCAGAGCGTGCCGCCGTCTGATGTCGAACCAGCATCTTCGGCGCGGATGGTGAACTCGACGCGGCGACCGTAGGTGACTTTGTGGTAGTGGGGCTCGGGCTTCATCTCATTCTCCTTATCGCAGCCACGACGGAATGGTTGCCTTGATTGCGCGTAGGTAATCCAGAACCTCATACCTGAGCGAGAACCAGCGCGACTTGCCATCCTGCGTTACGGTGTAACCGTGCAGGTAGTTCCCGGTGATTGCGGTCTCGGTCGTCATGGTGTCCTCGGGTTAGGCGATTACTTGGGCCACGCCAAGTCAAGGGCGGTCATGGCATCGTCGAGCGCACGATAGGCCCCGTAAGCCAAGCAGAACTCTTGAGACTTCCCGATGCACTGACTGGTCCCGTTGTCCGGGTCGATGCCGTGCCTTTTTTCAAGATCGACGATGCGATCCGAGAGGTACTTGGCTACTGTCGCTTTGCTGAATCGTTCGTTGGCCATCGGTGTCCTCGGGTTAGGTGCGCGGCTCAACTTCGATCCATTTGGAACCGAAGTCTCCTTCGTGAAGTGCGGTCTTGAACATCGGCAGGGCGGCACGATACTCGGCCAGCATCTTGAGCCGGTCCTCGCCAGCCCCGCGAGAAGAAACCATGCAGCCGACGCGACCGCCGCCAAGTTCGGCGCACTTGAACCCCCCTACGTGGAGGCGCCGAATCTTGCGCGCCTTGGAAAATCCAGCTTTACCAAGGATTCGGGACACGTTTTGAGGGGTACATTTCAGCGCACTGAGTTGTCCGCCGTTGCTGAGATGATTGGCCATTGTCGTGTCTCCTTACGCGGCCCTCGGGTTAGCGCTGGGCCATTTCGTCAGACTTCATGGTGCGCGTCTCAAAGCACGCTTGACGCACGGCGAGTTGAATCTGCTTGGCTACATTCAGGTGGATTCCCTGGGGAATCAACTGGATGATGTCGCTGGCCGCTTGGGCAACGATCGATTCGTAGGTCTTGAAGGCCATCTCTCTCTCCTTGGGTCCGGGTTAGGCTGATTGCGCGGCGGTCTCTGCGATCTTCGCGTTGAACCGAGCGTAGTGTGACCACTTGCGGTGAATCGTCAGGTACTCAGCAGAGAACCAGTAGCACACCATCTTGCCAGCCAAGAGGCCCTGACCGTGGACGCGAACCATGACCTTGCGGCCAGTCCTGGACACCTGGTGAACCACACACGCCTTGAACTCGTAAAAGGCGCTGCTTACGGTGTCGCCGACTTCGATCGTCTGCGCGGGCTTCTGGGAATCAGCGGAGAACAGCGCGGCGATTTCGTCTGCGGCTACCTGGGCTTCGGTCTGGTTCGTGATGGCGTCCATGTGTTCGCTCCTGCGGCTTCGTTAAACAGAGAGACTCTGACCGTTCGGTCCGTAGCTGCGCTTGGCCAGCCACATCTCGGCGCCCTTGCGAGTCTTGAACGTCTTGGATTGCGTCAGGGTCAGCGCCATGAAGCCGTCGCGCTGCGGGAGATGCCAATCGAGCGGCTCTCATTGTTTCCAAGGTCGATTTCGCGGTGGGTTTCGGTTCGGTTCCATGAATCAAAGCTAATTCAGGCCCAGACACAAGTCAACATTTATTTTGCAACTATTTCATTCTACCGTCGGAGAATATTTTTCGTAGCGGCTGTTTTCTGGCAGCGAATAGCCGTCCATGGCCATGCGCCGAAGGTTTTGCTGTACGCTGTGCAGTTTATCGTCGAGAGCGCTGGCGATCTCCGTCGGCATGAACCCAGACCAGTGAAGTTCGAGCCGCAGTGCCGCTTTCTTGGTCGGCGCCTTGGTCATGCCTAGTTTGACGCCTCGCCGTCGAGACAAGCCCAAAACCTCGGCGATGTAGCGGACCCGGCCTATCGTCACGCCCTCATACCGCCCCGCAATCTCCCGGTACGTCTTGCCCGTCCCGAGGTCGGCGATGATGGCGGATTTGATCTCTGGCGCGAGCATCACCCCCCCCACATTAGCGGCGCCATCCTAGCCAAAATGCGCAGCGGATGATCGTCGGGTAGTTCAGGACGCGCGGGCGCCCGAACCAACCCCGGCACGTCGATGATCTCGGCTTCCTTCGCCTTCGGTTGCGGCTCAGGCGCTGGCTCTCGGGCCTTTCGCTCTCTGGCCGCCTGCTCGTCGATCGCCTGCATGCGTCTGCGGTGGCGTCGGAGTTTGGCTTTACGCTTGTCGCTGGCGGCGCTCATAAATCCATCCACCATTCGTATTGCTCTCGGGCAAAGATCGGGCGGCTGTCCTCTTTGCCGCAAGCACAGCGGTATACAGCACTGCTCTCGTGACAGTGAGAGAACTCGAATCTGTGCTCGCACCTGTCCTGCTTGAACCGCGGTCGCGGCTTCGGGCCGATCGTGTCCAGGTTGCGCACGCCTTGCCGAGTGAGTTCAGCCATCTATGCCCTCCCCATCTCGAACTTCCACCCAATCACCGTCCCAGAGTAAAAGAACATCAGCGCCAGACTCACCGCCGCGTCACCGACCACGATGCCGTCGAGCCCAAGGTCCACGCCCTGGCTTCGTTTCGTGCCCAAGAAATCGCGCCAGTCGTCCTCTGTCATCCAGGGCGCCCGCAGACCTTGGGCGGGGAGGGTGTCGAGGGGGGTCATAGCGGCAGTCCTTGCTGTCCGATGTCTTCGGCGCGCACGACCTTGATGCCGGGCTTGATGATTCCTTCGGCCCAGATCATCCAAGCATAGGTGGAACTGTCGGTTGAACCCGCGCCGATGAAGTCGATCCTGGGTAGCACCAAGATCGCAGTCGGCGGCATTCTGGTAAGCCACTGTCTCCCGCCCGTCGGCTCAAGGAAGGTGAGGCGTAGCAGCAACGCAACGCTGAAGCCTTGCTCAAGTGCAAGGTGCGCGATATCGCCAGCCCGGCCGAAGGGCGGATTCGTCACTACCCAGGCTTTAGTTCGGGGCCGATTTGACCAGAATTGCCAGGTTTCAATGCGCGTGGCGTCGAGGTGATTCCATGCCGCTATCGACTTGTGATCGATGTCGTTCAGCAACTGTGATTCGAACCGATCGCCGATCGCTTCTGCCATTCGTCCGTCACCACAACAGGGATCGATTAGCAGGTCGCCTCGCACTTCTTGGAAATGTTCCAGCAGCGCCTGCGTTGCCAGCGGAGGCGTCAGATAGCGATCATTCTCTCGCCGCTTGCTCGGCTTCTTGGCCGGCGCTGTCTCAGGAAAGAGCGTCATCTCGCCCCCACCAACGCCCGCGGCGCCGTCTCAAAAACAGGTCCGCACTTGGCCAGCGACGCCGCGAACATCAGAACGGTCGCGAGCAACCACGCGCTCGCGGCGGATTGGGACACCTTGCTCATTCTGGCCTCCATATCTCCTCGGGGTCGAATCCGTACTTGACGCAGATGGCGGTGCTGTAGCCGCTACCGTGGCCAAACAAACCACCGACGCGAGACCATAGAGGTGCGGGCGATTGGCGACGCGATCGTCCGTTCCGGTAGCGCCGGAGATTGTTGATCGCCGCCTTCACCAACTCTTCATCGCTGGGCAACTTGGCGATCAGTTCCTCTATGGTCTCGGCCATGGCTACTTCTCCTCAACCACCGTCAGGTTCAGCGCCTTGGCCATCGCCAAGCACACGTCGCGGAACAGGTGGTCCTTGCGCTGTTGTTCCGGCGGAAGCTGGTCATACGGCACCATGCACGGATGCTCTTTGGCTTCCGCGTCCTTGACCGGCCCAAACTTCCAGCCGGTCTTTTCCTTCATGGCCAGCCAGGATTCGTGCGTCTGCTCGGGCGTGTTGCCGTTGCAGAGAACACCGAGCACGCCATGACAGGCGCTGTTCTTCTGCCAATCCGGCGCAGAGTCCCACGGCAACTGCGTGTTATCGCCGATGGACTGGCAATAGGCGCGATTCGCTTCGTGGCACACCTGCGCGATGAGCGGCAGGACTTCGGGGCTTACGGAGTAGAGCGTCACTTCGCCGCCTCCGTCGCAATCCCCAGCGCCTTCTCGACGGACTGGATGATGGTCAGCACGGTGCCGCCCTTGCTCTCGTTCCCCGCCAGGATGTACTTCCCGCGGGCGATGCGCAGCGAGTCCAGGGCCTTGCGCAGGTCGTTTTCCGGCGTGCGGTCAGGGGTCTTGCGGTCGGTGTTTGGGGTCGTGGTCATGGGGTCTCCTTGGTCTCAAACTTTGCCTTGAGGCGCTCGTATTCCTGGCGGTCGCGCTCGGCGTTCTGCTGCTCGCGCACCGCCGCCGCTTCTGCATCCTTCTTGTCCTTGGCTGCCTTCTCTTCGTCATTCATTTCGCGACGGATGTAGTAATCGATGTTGCCATCTTCATCGCCGGTCAGTTCCAGCTCGGCATCTTCGCCGTGCTGTTCGATCATCCCAGCCACAAGATCGCGCACCGCCGCCAGTCGATCCGAGAAGTCGGATGCCGATCCGCTCGCGCATTTGATCTTCGGGTAAGTCTTCACGAGATTTTCCTCCATTCGTTGTTGAGCGTCCGTTCCTTCATGCGTCGCGGGTTCTTTCCGGTGAACCCGTACTTTCCGGAAAAGTTCAGCGGCGTTGCCGTCACCATGTTGTTTACGTTGAGCGGCACAACCATGATTCTCGGCGCATTTACAGCCGTCTTTGTGTGCGACCGCTTTTCGTAGGTGTCGCCGACGCGCGGCCGTTCATCGTCCGGCGGTTGTTCCGGAGTCGGCAGCGGGCCGGCGAGGAAGTTGTTGAAGCTCATGGGTTGGCCTTCAGTGCCACCATGCCGCTGCCGGCCATCATCTTCTTGGTAGCATCGTCAACGAACGGCAGAAGCGTGTCGGGGCTCAGGCACTTACCGAGCCCCAGCAGATCGCAGAGGCCAATGAACCGCAGCGCTGTCTCCTGATCCCCAAGCCAGCCGCCAAGTTCCATGAAGTTGTGCTCTGCGCCGTCGAGAGGATTGACCTCGCAGAACTCGCCGCGGTGTTCCCTGATGAGCACCCGCAAGACTTCTGCTGACGGCCTTTCTTCTCCGGGGCCGCACTTCAGGAAAACATCGAAGAACGTCAGTTTCGCGGACGTTGTACCCTTGGCCTCGGAATCGCCGCCGCTGACCACGCACCGCCCACACTGGCAAGCGGTGCGAGCAGTATGGTTATGGATGTACTGGTTTAGAGTCGGCGCAGTCATTTCGTCTTCCCCTTCTTATTCTCCGCCTCTTCCCGCTCGATCGCCGCTTGGTCCAGCATCGCCTGAGTCGCGGCGTTCTCCTCGGGCGTGAAGTTGCTCGCGGGCTTCGGCTTCGGACCAGGCTTGCTGGATTCGGAGAGGATGGAGCGCACCGCCTCCATGTGCGACTTCTGGCCTTGATAGTCCGGCTCATCCAAGAGCAGGGATAGAAGCGCGCGGGCGCTCATGTCGTCGAGGTCGCGATTGCCCTTGAACTCATCAGCGAGCCGCCGCAGCTTCACCAGACTCGGCGCCGTGGGCTTGGCGATTCTGGCAACCTCGACTACCTCGCCAGCCTTGACCCACTCGCGGATCACGGACGGCTTCACCTTCCCCTGGCACTCGATAATCTCTCCAGCCAGCGCGGTCTGTAGGTCATGCTTGGCCGGCGCCAACTCCAGCGCCTGCGCTTCGGTGATGTCTCCCTGCGCGACCATCTGCGCGACGTGGGACGACAGCGCGACAAGGCCCGTCTCGGGGTGCGTGACTTGCTCAACGTACCGGACATCACAGCCGAAGTCCGTCGCCACTTGCTCGACCGTGGACGGCTTCACGCCTTGATTGTCGTCGCCGTCGAGCGCTGCCCGCATCTGCCGCGCGATCGTCACCGGGTCGTCGTCCGCGTGCTTGTTGGCCCGACGGTACCGCGCCAGGAACCGGCCGCGACTCATGCCGAAGGACACATCACAGCTCATGTCTGCGACGATGGGCTTGCCGTCGGCCCCGACCGCCTTCTCATTCACGAGGTAGCGCCGCGCCCAGACCTGACGGTTGCCACTCTCGACGAACGCGCCTTCGACGCCCGCCAGCGCGGCCACGGCGATGCTTCCGATCTGGCCCGTCTTCCCGTTCTGGCTCTCGATGCTGATCGATACCATGAGCGCCGCCATCTCGGGATTCTGCCGGTCATAGCGCCAGGGCACGGCCTCGGTGTTCGCCGGGTGCGCGTCTTCCATGACCGTGATCAGGTCGAAACAACTCATGCTCATGCCGCCCTCGCCGGTCCCGCCCAAGCGGTGGTAGCGGTCGGAACCCGAGCGGCTGGGCTTATTGCTGGGTTGGGTTTTCATGGTGTCGCTCCCTTCTGCGCGAAGTATGCCACGCCCTGGTCGGTGTCCATGATCCGCGACAACTTCTCGCCGTAGCAGAAGGCCATCGCGCCGCGACAGATGATCCGGAACTCGCGGAAGCGGGCGACATTTCCGCTGTAGGCTGGCTTGCGGGACTGGATGGCGTTGCGCGTTGCCAGGACGGGGCTGCCGAGGGTCTGGTTCTCTTGTGAGATGACCAACTGAGCGAACTTGTCGATGAGCTTCGGATGCTTCTCGTAGGCGTAGATCAGCGCAGCGGCATGGGGCGCATACTTGAACAGCGTGTATCCGGGGATCGCGAGCAACCAATCAAACGCCGCTTGATGGGTCTCGCACGCTTCCGCCAGTTCATACTCATCCGGCAGGTAGGAGTAATTGCCGTGCTGGATGGGAAGCAAGACCCGAAGAACGGCACACCGCCACAGGCCCTGAGTGACTCCGTGCGAAATCGTGAGCATGTCGCCGACGTTGCGCGGACAGCCGGCATCGATCGCCAGCATGTTCTCTCGGTCGCAGTTGCGCGCGACCATCATTTTGACGGACACGCCCGCCTCGACGATCGCCGCCAAGCGGTTCTGACCATCCATCAGCGCCCCGTCCTTGTCGAGCGCGATCCCCTGGTGCGTTAGGCGCCACCGGCCAGCCTTCATTGCGCGGGCGTATGTCTGGATGCGCTTATCCTTGCGCCGACGGTTCGCGGGATTGTTATTGAGCCACTCCGCGGCCATCGCGGGCGTGATGTTCTCAATTTTCGTCTGCATCGCTTCTCTCCTTGCGCTCTCGCGCGATTCGTCTATCTTCGTCTCGGGCCATCTCACGGCCCAGCCTCGCCTTGTTCTCTCCGGGCGGGGCTTTTTATTTCTGGGGCTCGGACTTCTCGACCTTCGTCAGCGCCCGACGCGGCCAATTCCAACCCCCGACCGTGTACCATGCGCCGACATAATCAACGCGGTACTCCTTGCCGCACATCGCCTTCATGGTGTCGTTTATGCCGGGTCCTCCCTCGAATTCAGACGGGATCACGATGTCGCCAACTTGCAGCGGATTGGCAAGGTCTTCGTTGAACTTCTTGACTTCGTCCTCTGTCCACTCGGGGCATTTCTCGGCAAGAACGCGGACCATCAGATCATAGGGGCGACTGTCCTTACCCTTACCCCAGAGAGAGCGTCTCTCCTGGAAGTGGGCGGCGCGAGATACCCGGCAGTTCAAGTATGGGCAGCCACCGCCCACCGAAGCCGCCCAGCGATCGAAGGCGCTGGGATCTGGATGGTTGGCCGCATCGAACAGCATCAGATCCGCGCAGAGCTGCTCACTGACCTCGCCCCAGTAAGCCAACAATACCATGGTCGGCGAGGGCAGGCGGGCACGCACCAGGCGGGCACGCACCAGGCTGGCACCATCCAGGCTGGCACCATCCAGGCGGGCACGCACCAGGCTGGCACCATCCAGGCTGGCACCATCCAGGCGGGCACCATCCAGGCGGGCACGCACCAGGCTGGCACCATCCAGGCGGGCACCATCCAGGCGGGCACGCACCAGGCTGGCACCATCCAGGCTGGCACCATCCAGGCGGGCACCATCCAGGCGGGCACGCACCA